ATTTAAAATTCGCCTCTAATCCTCTTAATACTTCTTTCTTCAAATCGTAGGTAATGAATTCAGTTTTATAATCTTTCAATTCTTTTTGTTGAATATAATAAGAAAGATATTTTTTATTCTCTTCATAATATTTTAGTTTTTGATCTAAAAAATGATTATAAAGATTAGAACACTCGAAGGACATCTTGATCAAGATTTCTGCCGATTCTTTTGAAACTGCAATTCTAGTCTTATGAGTTAATAACATAGTTTTCTTTATTTATTAACTATAAGTATCCAACTTTTAAATGAAACCTATTTTTCAACGAGCCTTGAATGTTTCTCTTATTGCTGCTTCAACCTTTGAATCCATTTCCATCATTATTTCAATTATTTTCTGACTTAATGTTGTATTCAACGATTCAAAGTATTTCTGCAATTCACCTGTTATTTCTGGAGTATTTTGACCTTGTTGTGCAGAAACTTCATATGCTTTGATTAATTTTGAAATTTGAGCAGGAAGTGGTCCGATTGATAATGTTTTTTTCTGACCGCCTCCATAAATACTGATTTCAACCAATGCTTTTCCGTCTTTATCTGGTTTGATTTGAACGCCATTATTAAAACCACCATTGACGTATTTCATCTCGTATTTCAACCCTTCATCTTTCTTCTGAGCAGGAGTCTTTTTCTCAGCAGGCTTTTTTTGTCCTTGAACCGGAGCAGCAGGAGTTTGACCTTTCTCTGGAGAAGGTTTCTGCGTTGGTGCAGAAGTTGGACTTGAAGGTGGTTGAATTGGTTTATCTGGCATTCATTTAGCCTATTTGTTTTGGGTGCATTATTTTATTTTATAAGTTTGTTTTATAAATTGAAGAACTACTACTGCTATTCTTCCAGAAGGCATTTTATAAGTTCTAGATTGTTCTAAAATCCAATCAGAAAATGATTGAATAATTTCGTTTGAACTAGCATCTTCCTTCAATATCGACTTGACCTTAGTTCTAATGTAATTTTCAATCAGTTTTTCTTGTCTAGATGTCATCATTTTATCCTAAGTTTTTACTTTGTTTGAATTTAGCAACATCCATTTGCTTTCTCGTTGCAACTGATGGTTTGACGAAGAACTTTCGCTCGTAACATTCAAGAATGACATTGCTGTCTTTCTGCATTCTCTTAAAGCGTTTAAGAGCAAAGGTTAAGTCTCCATTGACTAATATGGAGTTGAGTCTTCCGGGTAGAATTGAATCTATTTGTTTTGGATGCATTTATTTTATTTTCATTAATATTTGAAGTGATTTGTCAAGGTATTGTTGGGCAGCAGTAATTTGTCGTTCATATAAATTGTCATTCATCATTAAAGATTCATTGGAAAGATCATTAATGTATTGATCAAATAAATCTTGAATTTGATTTGGATAAATAGTATGATGTTTTTGAATATCTTCTTTCAACATTGATTTAACTTTTGATCGAACATAATTTTCAATTAATTTCTGTTGTCTAGATGTCATAATAGCGTCCTAGTTTTTGACCGATGTTTTCATATACTGCTTCCAAGCGTTGTTGCAGTGTGTGGATTTCGTTGCAAGTCTTTGCAAACATATTGTAATCGTTCTTAATTTCCTTCAAGTCTCTATTGACTGAAATTTTGTCAAAGTTGTCTTGTGTTTCTTGAAGTGTGAATCCTTCGGCTGATTCAATTAATTCACCGAGTTGCTGTGAAATTTCTCTGAGGGTTTTTGAACGATAAATTTCGTTTTTGAATTGACTGAACTTTTTCAAAGATTCAAGGAATGCGTCTCGTTCTTCTTTTGAATATGGAATTTCATTTTCTAATAGATATAATTTTCGATTGGATTTCATTTTTATTTTTCCATTTTATTTTTAGCAAACTGGGCAAACGCCTGAAATCTCGCAACGGATTTCTCGAAGTAATTGATTTATTTTCTTTGATTTTTCATTTTCTTCTCGATCATACTGTTCATTGATTCTCATATTCGCACCATAAGTAGATTCGTCAGATACGGCATCTGCTAAGGCGACTAATTCAAAGTCTTCTTGAACTTCAACCACATCATCTTCATTCCCATCAATTGACTCCACTGATCCCAATCCTCTTGAACTTTGACCAACTCTAAATCCTGCTAAAAGTATTTCTTTGATAATATTTCCTGATGGAGTGTTCAGAATCTCAACATCTCCATAAACTTCATTTCCTTTCCAATTTACATCAATGATTGCTTGGCAAACATTCTTCAAATTAACCACATTACTTTCTGGATGATCACATTCTCCGAAGGCCCGCTTTTCTTCAATTTTCTTTGAATAGAGATTTATTTCACGTTCTAAAATCCGTTTGGGGTAGATTCGAGAATTTCTATTGGGCGTATCTGCTCTCTGCAATAGAACATTTCTAAGAATCAATCTGCCATTGTTTCGGTCAATTGATTCTAATAGAGTCGGACGTTCTATTCCAATTACAGAAGTATGTTCAATTAATAATTTCTTCAATCTTATTCCCTATTTAACTTCAATGCTCTTAGATAAATCTGCTTCAGCATATTCACATCAGTTATTCCAGATTCTTGAAACCATTTCATTATTCTTGGATTTGGACGTGGAGGTAATTCCTTTCCCATATAATCAATTAAATCAACTGCAATGTCTTCAATTTCTTGATCTGAAGATGATTCTTTCAATCTGGATTCCTTAAACCAAGGATCATCATCTTCATCGCCTTGATTTAAAAGTCCAGAAAGATATGAAGCATATTCATCTACTGAAACTCCTTTAAGTAATCTTGAATCAATTCCTAAAATATTTGAAAGATCGATATAATTTCTAATTTTTGAAACTTCTCCCAATTCAAATCCATATCTATCAAGGTTGTTCTTGATTTTCTTTTCATTTTTATAGAAATAATCTTCAAGTTTATTTAAAGATAAATTTGATTCTTTCAGTCGAACCTTTGCTACTTCTTCTTTGATAATTTTATTGATATAACTTTTTATATTCATATTCTCCTTATGATGAAATTTCTACAATTTTTGAAGTTAACCTGACCAGACGTTCTTTTATCTTCAAAAATGACTTTCCGGTTTGTTTCCAATAAATATCCGAACCTTGACCAGTTTCCAATTTAAGTTTTGAAGCGTGTGAAATCATCTGCTCAACTTCTCTTAACTTTCTATTGATTTCTATGATGTTACCGTTAATTTTCTGTCTTTCGGACTTGGAATCGTCATTTCTAAAATCGTTGTAATTCGCTTCGTCAATCCTATTAATTGATTCTTCAATTTTTTTATAGAATCTATCAGTAGAATCAACTTTTTTAGAATAACTTGCATCATCGGGTTCAATTACTTTCTTTGAAAAAGCATTTGGAGTCATATATTCACCTCCACTGTTACCTGAATTATCTTCTTCAAGTTCCATTTCATCATCACAATCCTCTTCTTCAAGATTGAAATTTTCATTGAGCTGTGATATGAGGTTTCTGAGTGAACTATTCATATCGTTCCTTATTTAGCCCAAGGATCGTCAGTCAATCCATCTTGATTTAAAAGTCCAGAAAGAAAAGAAGCATATTCTTCGATATCAACATTTTTCAACAAGTTCGCATCAATTCCCAAAACCGATGCCAGATCTCGATAGTTTTTAATCTTTCCAACAGAATCTTCATCAAATCCATATTGGTTCATGTTGTTTTTGATTCTTCGTTCTTTACTGTAATAATGATCTTCAAGATTATTCAAAGTGAAATTCTCTTTCAATCTAGATTTTTCTTCTTTAATGATTCTTCTGATGATTTCTCTAAGTTTACTCATTTTCAAGTACCTCGATTAATTCGTAAAATTTCAACATTGATGAAAGATGTTCTTCCTTGATCACCTTTGCTGAAATGATTGTTTGTGTTAAATTTATTGTTTCGTTCAATTTGATTTTAGTCACTTCGTCAGAAACTGTTTTTGCAGCGTTGGTCAAAGTTCTAACAATTGAACTGACTTCCTTCAGTACATAATTCTTGAATGCGTCTTTGTCTGAATCTTCATTGATGTATCGAGATAAAAGATTTCTCTGTTTTGTATTTAAAGTTCTGTATTTGGAATTGAACTTTTCAATTATCATCTTAAAGCCAATCTTCCTCACGTCTTCATCTTGTTCTCTGAATGCTTGAATGACTTCTTCTTCAACAACTTCTGTCTTTTTACCTGATAAATGTTCAACAACTAATTTCTTAGAATTCAAGTAATCATCCGGATTATCTCGTCCGTTAAATTCTAATAACTTGTAAATTGCTGCTGTCAAAGTGTAATTTGAAACTCTGGTGTCAAAGAAGACATCAATGTTATAGTTCTTTTTAATTGACTTGACCAGATTATATTTTTCAATCAAGAGTTTCTTCTGATCAATTGAACGTTTGGCTTCTAAGGTAAAATTCAACAATTCTTTACTGTCATGATCTGACTTGACATTCAAAGTTTGGTAAAGGTTTAGTTCCTTCACAAGTTCAGATTCTGGTCTAAAATTTGACTTGATTACTTTTATGGCGGATTGAGACGTGTTTGGATTCAACGTCTCTTTCATCGCCATTCGAGTTAATATCTCAAATATCAATCCAGTGTTCTTGACTTTACTATGCTTGAGTTTCTTCATGTATTATTTTGTCCACGAAATATGAAATAATTTATTTATCTTGACGTGAGCCCCATTCCATTTGAATCGCTCTTAGCATCTTTTTGTCATCCTCAGTTGCTTTTGGTAAATTCTTGCCCATAATTATCAACATCTGTTTTAACACTTCTGTGCTAATCTTGGTCAAATCTATTTCAGTCGATTCTTTAAGAACCTTTCTAACAGAATTTCTAATGTAATTTTCCACTAATTGTTTCTGTCTGTTTGTCATTTATTTTCCTTTAATTTAGTTCTGAATCGTCTAACAAATTATCATCATTTAATAAATCTGTATTTTCAGTCAACGTCTTTTTATAATTCGTTTTCTTATTGAATTTATCCAAACCTTTGATGATTTTTTTAACGCTTTCTTGCTTGTTCAAATCTCTCCTTCCAACTGGATCTCTTCCGAAATCTTGATCTCTTTTAGTTTCAAATGAACCTGCAAATTGTTGCGGTTTACCTTCATTTTCTTCACGACCATCTGGAGTATAGAGTTTCTTAATTTCTTCACCATTACCAACATCTAATTTACTTGAAACTTGAAGTGATGCTAAATCGTAAGGAGTGGTGAATGATCTAAATGATTTTTCTGGATCATTTCCTGCTTCAGCCAATTCTTTCATTCGGAATTTAAATTTAGCAGATTCAATTAACTGGTCTCTGTCCGCTTTCCATTCATCTTCAGTTTGATTCATTATTACTTCATAAATATACTTATCTGAGAATAAATTATCTTCACGGATTGATTTTATTAAATCAACCTTTGCAGTCATTATATCAACTCTCTGACGTTCATAAATTAATGATGGATTGGTTAAGGTTAATTCAAAGTTAAGTAATTCTTCATCTCTGAAACCTTGAACATATAGGTGAGTGACTGCAATTTTATATAATTCAGAAACAATAATTTTCTGTATTCTTTCGATGGTTCTGGCAAATCTTAAATCAATCGCAGCCAATCCTGATTTTTCACCACCACCTTCGTCTGCATAACCTAAATATTCCTTTGGAACGGATAATGCTGCAATCATTTTATTCTTAAAATATTCCACATCTTCTTTCATCCCATCATTTGCCAAACCGGGAAGTGTTGAAATATCCGTTCCTGTTTCTCCGCCTCTAACTGGCAAATAAAAATCTTCAATACTCGAAATTAAGTTAAAATTTAAATTATATTCTCCAGTAGCAGGATCAATGTATGGAGTTTTCTTCATTTCATTAGTGATTTGCTCCATGTAAGCATCCACTTCTTCTGGAGCAATGTTTCCGATGTCAATTTTGAACAATCTTCTCTCTGGTGCTCTCATGATTCTTGAAATCATCATCGCATCTTCCATTAAGAGCAAACGTTTATATTCTTTCCTCGCCCCTTCTATATATGACTTGCCATAGGGCAAAAAGTTCGTATCACCTAAAAGTCTAAAATGTGCAACTTCAAAATGTTCAAAGTAATTTTTCGCTCCATAATTAAATCCAAAGTCACCTTCATATCTAAATCTTATTTGATCTGCATTTTCAACTGTTCCTTCTTCACGAATCATTAACGACGGATGAATTGGCATTACATTTACCACACCAATTTCTTCAGCAATTTGAAGGAATAAAAATGAATCTCCATATTTTACAGTCGTTCTGATCCATGACCAAAGATTGAATTCAATGTTCAGAACATCATAAAACAAATTATGTAAAATCTTCTTAATTTCAACATTATCTGTTTTAATTACTAATAATTCACCTGTTTCTGAGACCGTTGTGGATTCATCGCTCACTATATTGCAAACGGCTGAAACGATTGAATCAGTGTCCATTAATTCATAATCAATGTACATCTGCTTTCGTATCGCTTCAAATTCTTCATTCGTGAAGCCTGAACCGTAACCTGAAGTTGAATTGAAATTCCGACCGTTTCTCCATTTGGCCCTGGTTCCAAATGTTGTAGGTGATCCAGTTGACTGTGATTTGTTCACGTCAAGAGTCTTCAACCTCCCGCCTGGGAGCCGTTTAATCACGACGTTTCTCGTGAACAGTTTGGTTAGAATTTCTCTGAATGTTGCCAAATATTATCTTATTTAAAAAATACTTTATCTGATTTATCTAAATACCATGAATCAGTCGATCCGTCAGATAATTTAACTTTGATGGTATAATTGGACGCACCAGTTCCATATTCATCTGGAGCATCTCTTTTAACTGATAAAATAGTTACTGATTCTGGAACACTATTTGGATCATCTAATTCAATTGCCTGATAAGTTTCTCCACTTCTCACCTGACCGGGAGAGATAAATTTTCTCGATTCTTCATTCAAGGTCTTTCTAACCATTTTTCTAATGTAGTTTTCAACCAATTTAACTTGTCTTTGAGTCATATATTATTCCTTTTTAAAGTAACCATTTTAAATTTTCTTTGTTTCCCTGTCTTCCAACGTTCATTTCCCAATTTGCTGCACCAAGAGGTTGAGGCTTGAAGACTGTTTTATGCGTCGTTTTCAACGTTCTCTTAACCAAGTCAATCCCTAACATTCTAAGTTTCAACGAAGTATCCCTGATCATCAATCCCATGCAAAATGCCATAACTAAGTCATCATTTTTTCCCTTAGCGGCTTGTGGTTTTCCATCTATCCACATAAACGCATGAAGTTCGTTCAAAAATCTAGTTGAATGGATAATTGGTGCTTTGTCTCTGAAATAAATATCTAATTTTGAAATTAAAACAGGACGGGTTTTAACAGTTATTGAATAACCAGGAACCATGTCCTCTTTTTGCTTCAAATCGTGTGCTTTGCGGAGATGGATATTCTCATCTAAGTACGGATCATTTTTAAAACTGTAATATAAATTTTTATATCCGGAATCAATGACTACTTGAATTGTTGACCATCCAATATTTCTGTTATCAATAATTAAAACAGCATTATTATATTCCGTTGCAACTGAAACGAGCAAATTGCCCATCATTTGAGTGTCAATTTTGCTCTTAAATTCTGCAACTTGTTCAACTGTTTCAACGTCAATGACGTGAAATGCTGAATAATCTTCTCCGTCACCTCTTGAAATGTCAGCACAGACCAAATATGTTCTTGTATAATCTGGATATTTCCAAATCCAATAATCGCCTCCGATCCCTCTTCTTTCAATCGGTTCTTTGATATGTTCCTTTTCGTACCATTGCAATGTTTCATGTTCAATTACAGTGTGGCCTGAAGTTAAGAAATCTACGTCAAATTCTTGAGCAGCCATTCTTTTGCCCAACAAAACATCTTGTTGATTTCTCCAATTTTGATCCCTTTCAGGATGAAGATACCAAGGAAGTTTAATTGGAACGAACTTGATGCCAAATTCTTCGGTTCCTTCTTCTGCTTTTTCCCAAATATCATGAAACATACCAACCCGGCCATTCGGAGTTGATAGAAGAATTGCAGAACCGCCTGTTGAAAGAGTTGCCTGAGCACTTGTCCAGATTTCGTCGGAAGATTCGCAAAACGCCATTTCGTCAAAAATCAACAATGAAAGAGCGTGTGAACGTGCTGAGTCAGGACTACTTGAAACCGCGTTGATTTCTGATCCGTTGCTAAATACCAGACTTAATTTATTATTATTTACAATGGAGAGACCTTGTTTGAGGAACGAAGGTAGAAACTCCCACATTATTTGAACCTTTTGAACGAGGTTCTTTGCAACTTCCTGTTTTGTTGCAATTACAAGAATTTTAAAATCAGATTGAAAAATCATTGAGTGAAGGGCAATTCCAGCAGTTAGCGTAGAAATGCCCATTTGTCTAGATTTACCAATTATGACAAATCTATTATCCCTAATGACCCTGATTGCGTCTTCCTGAAACGGATAGAGATTAAACAGAATCTTCCCCTTCATCGGATGTTGAATCTTTGCATACTTCTTGAAGAAGTGAACAGGATCAACTGCCGACTTGAGGAATTCTTCCTGAATTACCGATCTTAAATTGGTGGGTTCTGACAAAGATTACTTCTCCATCCTATTATATTTATTTTTAAATACAGGAATGATTTTGGGATTTCCTGAATATGTTATAAATTCTAAATTTGAAAAATCAACATTGTTAAAATCATCCCTGTCAATGTGTTCTAATACTTGTTCATTTACCGAGTTTTGAATGATATATGGTATTGAAAAATTATCAAATGGAAAATAATCAAAATATTTTTTAAAATAATCTTTCATTTATCTATCAATCTAAATACTGGTATTTTATTTTGAATTCTAGCAAAAATTAAATTTGAAAAATCAGATTCATCAAAGTTTGATAAAGTAAATTCTTTATGAATAGTTTGACTAATTTCATACAATCCATTTTCTAAAAGTTCAAATTTTAGAATTACATATTTTAGAAATGTCCGCTGATCTTCTATTTGTTCTTTAAAATATTCTTTCATTTTACTTTAAATGTTGGATACTTTAATTGATGTTGAGCATATTCTAATTTACCAAAGTTAATTTCAGAAAACTTGCATTTTTTCAAGTCAGTGAATAACTCTAATGGATTTCCGTTTATATATTCAATTGTAATATATTTAACTTCAGAATCAAGTGAATTATCAATAAGTTGTTCTTTAAAATATTCTATCATTTTACTTCGTGAAATAATTAATAAAATTATCATCCATAAATTCTTTAATATAATCCAGAAATATTCTTTGAATCTTATCTAAATCTTTTTCACCAATCTGGAATTTACTGTCACGTTCCAATTTAAGTTTGACCGATTCAATCGAGTTCACGAGTGCATTTCTAAGTTCATCAAATTCATCATGAACAATTTGTTCGAGTTTACCTTCATTTAATCTGTTCTTGCCCATGGTGTTTTTTTTTGCTAATTCTTCCATGATGATTTTATTAACTAATTGTTTGATTTGCATTGAATTTCTCCATTGTTTTTTCTTTGAACTTTTTATAATCTGTATCTACTTTTTCAATCAATTTTTCTGAATCCAAACCTTCCCATTTTTCAACGTCTCCGTGTTCAGAATTTACAAACGCAACTTCTTTAAAAGATTCTTTAATCACTTCAACTTCCTTGTCTGCCTGTTTAAAGAATGCTTCAGCGTTGGCTTTCATTTTATCTAATGCGTATTCATTGAATTTGCCTTGTATTTTTAACTTTGTTTCAAATCCAACCAAGCAATCATGACACATTCCAACGATTCTCCTGAACTTTTGATCCAGACTCGTTGGTGATTTGCAAGTGCAAGTTTCTTTCTGACAATTTGGAAACTTATATTGTTCTTCCCTTATATCGGAATAGAACTTGGACATTTCTGGACTAACATTTGACTTGGTTCTGAATCCTTGATTTTGAGTCCAATAAACGATGTTTCCAGATAAATCTTTTTCTTCCCAAGTTTCACCAACTTCACGCTTTTTGTTTTTTTCTGAGGCTGAATGCACATCCGAAAATCCAATTGTCTTCTTCGTTTGAAGTCGGTGATTTCCCTCCAACATTTGATTGAGGGCTTTAATGTTTTGTAATTTACTTTCTGCCATTCAGTGTTTGTGTTTAAAAGATATTTCGTTTAATTCTGTCTGCATACTAATAATATCGAATTCTTTAATATCAAAAACTTCATCATCAAAGCATCTCGTGATTTTATATCTCATTTCATTTGGTATTTTCTTAATATTTTCTTCAAAGATAAAGTTTCCTGCTACATCAGTTCCGTTTTCATAGCGATGCTTTTTCCACGATGTTAATTTTGGTAAATCAATATCGAGAAAATCGACCGTTTCTTCAAATGGTTTGCTCAATATCAAAGTATTAAGTTCTTGATCAAGTTCTAGATTATCAACTAATTTTGGACAATTCTTTAAAATGGATTCATTTAAATCAAGTAATTCCAACGTATGATTTTCTGGATTTGTAACAACCGGAACGAATGATAATAACATTCCCTTACATTTTTTATCCAAATGATTGGTGAGTTCTTCTAATTTCATACTTTTTGTTTAAAATTTATCTTTTTTGATTTGATCTAATGACAAGTTTTCCGCCTGAATTAGAAATTGAATAAATCAATCCATTATCCATTTTTAATGATAAAGTAGATTCAGAACCATCACTTTTTACACCAACAATCGTTCTTCCTTTGAGGATTGCTGAATCTGTTCCTAAATCAGTATCTTCTTTCAACATTCCTTTCACTTGTTTTCTAACATAGTTTTCAATCAATTTTTCTTGTTTTGGTGTCATTTCATATTCCTTGTTTTGTGATATTTTCTTGTTGCTGACAGAAATCAATGAATCTCTGTTCTGGTATTCCGAGTAAATCGGCAAACTTTTGAATTGCGCGATATTTGTCCGTTGGTAACTGAATTGCTTGAAGCATCTGCATGAATTGGGAATTAGTCCGCAATTTATCCATCAACAGAACTGCATTGGCCGAAGCGTTGGCTTTTGGATCAATTTCTTCCGTTAAAGTCTTCAAATTTACGGTCAATGGCCCAAGTTTGAATTTGTTCATTTGTTTTCTCCTTCATATAATTATCTATTTTTTACAATTAAACTTTCTTATACCTATCTTGATTGTAAATCCTGTAAATTGGAACACATAACAAAAAAGAACCTGTTAATTTATACTGTCTTCCTCGCCATTCAACGACCAATCCTTCAATTGGATTCAATGAATCAATTCCTCCTAATCGTTGTAAGTTTTCATACGCAGATTTAAAATCCGATTTATCCTTTTCAGTTTTACAAAGAGTTCTTGACTTGGTTATAATCTTAACCTGAGTCGTTTTATTCAACGGATTCTGATTAGTTTCCTTGCAAAACTGTTTGATGACAAAGTTCCCAAGTTCAGCGATGAATAATTTTTTATTTTCTGGATTGAACTTTGATTTAAAATATTGAAATTGTTCTAGATTGGGTTTCAATTTAAACGTTGGTGTAATTTTGATTTCAAATCCATTTCTTGGAGATGATTCAAACGTCCAAGGAATGTTTTTTGTCCTTGAAACTTCATTCCCCTTTTCATCATAAGTAATCAATGAATGTAATGAAAGAAACGGCTTATCTCCATATTCAAAGACATTTCTTGCTCTTGGATGGCAAATTTCAAAGTTTAAAAAAGTCTGGCCGTTCTTAAAAACCTTAGTCAAATCTTCATGACTCAATGTTAACAAATGTTCTTCAATTGCTTTGTGGGCAGTTGTGAACGTAAATTGAACGTCAGGTTTTCCTTCATATTTTAAAAACACTTCATCAACTGTCATTGGATTGACAATCGTTCCCTTATTTCTGCTGGCTAAAACTTGTCCGTCTTTGTAAGTGACTTGAAAGTTATGACCATCTAATTTAAGCGAACATGAACAAGTTTCAGGTTTATTCAAAACATCACTGACGAATTCGAGTAATTCTTCATTAGTTAAATCAGGATCTTCAAATGGATGAATAATATGTTTTGAATATTTTCCTGCATTTGAATTAATTGCCTGAAAAACTTCCCTTGATTGCTCCATTGTTAAAATAGGTGAAGTTGAACTAAAATTCTTCTTTCTCATGATGGTTTTTGGAACCAAATCAAGTTCTTCGTTTTCACGGTCAATTTTAATGATAAATGGCAAATTAATGTCAGTTTCCATATCCTTTAAAACTGCTTCTAAACCTGAACTTGACTTGGAAAGTTTGTGACCATAACGGAGTGAAGCCTTTTTAAATAATTGTCTCAATTCATCTCCGGTTATCGGTTCTTGATTTCTCGGATCATTTAACCTTTGATAGAAATGAGTGTTGGTTGAAAGCGTTTGAAAGTTAACGTCAATTCCAAATTCTTTAAAAAGTCTGTCTGCATACTGTTCAATCCTTTCAAGTTGAGTTCTTGTTATTCTGTCTGAACTTTCAGTTAAAATTGATTCAACCAATTCTGTTATTTCAGGATGGAACCTTTGTTTAAAAAGAAAGTGAATCGCTTCGTCATAATACCCCATAATTCGCTGAAATTCGTCCCGTGTCGCCATTGGAAGGACTTGACGTAAGTAAGTACCGTTGATTTCATTTGAGTCGCTTAGAAGTGAAATATGGGGCAATTCAAGAACGTAACCACATTGACTCAGAGGTTTCAAGTTTTTCTGCCCGTAATATTCTTGAAAATAACTCGGAGAACCGTCTTTTTTCGTGAATTGAATCCTACCAAAGTCCTTTTCTCCGTAGGCAAAAATTACAGCAGTTTCGTTTGGATTGAATTGTGAAGTGATTTCTTCTGCTTTATACGGATTCTTGACTTGAACGATGCTGGATTGTCTAACGTGATAGGGAAAAATACATTTTAATTTTTCTTCAAAAGTCAAAGGACTATTCAAGTCAGTGTGATTCGAAGTTGCAATAAAAACATTGTTTACTCCAAATGATTTAGCCAGCCATTGATAACTTTTAAAATGATGTGGACCAAATGGTTGAAATCTTCCTGGATAAATTACTATTAATTTCATATTGTTAAATTTTGGAAATTATCAATTTCCTTTTTTATCTAAACATTACAATTGGTGGACTGAACCTCGGATCTCTTATTCCATCTCCGCCGTAACCAATTAACCTGATGTAGCAATCTGCCATTGATGATGTCGGAATTCGTTGCCAATTTGAATCTTTGTAGCCTGGAGCGTTTCCAACGACCAATGTAACCATCGGAAACCAGTCAATTCCGGCATTAACACTATATTGAACTTCCAAACTACAAGTAACACCGCCAGCGATTGTTGATAAATAAGTGAACAATCTTCCTTGGGTTATCTCGGTAAAATCTCCAGCATAATCTGCATCTTGCGTGAACGTTCCGCCCAATCCAGTTGACAACCAAGTCGCCTGATTATTTTCCATATTCGTCCATTCAATTCCTGGAGTCGTTCCAACTACCTTTGGACCATCCCAGATAAATTGCATTCTCGTTGAAGTTGAACCAGTTTGAAATAAATTTCCGTTTAAATTGGTCGATCCCGTAACTGTAAACTTACTTTGACTTGCATCGAAAGTCAAATTTTGATGTGAATATGAACTTGAAGTTGATCCACTTGAAATTAAAATTCTGTGAAGTCCTGAACCACTAAAATTTATCTTGTTTTGAATTGCATTGTAATCAACTTGGCTTGAACCTGAAAATAAAGTTTTACCTTCAAAAACACCAATTCTTCCTGAAAGAGAATTTGACGCTGAAATAAATGAACCAGATATTTCAGTCTTTAATGCGTATGATCCGGTTGCGGTTTTTAAATTGTTAACTTCGGATTGAATTGAACCCGTGAAAAGATTCAAACTTCCGGTAGTCAATTCAATCCTACTTAATCTTGCATTGGTTGAACCAGAAAATGTGTTTAAAGGTTCAATTTTACTCGTCACAGATCCGCTTATATCACTTGAGATTTGATTTGAGCTTGAAACTATTCCAGTTCCCTTTCTTTCATATCTCGTATCATAACTTCCAGTCAATTGATCCGAACCTGAAACTGTTCCATCAGGAATTGCCGTTGAACTTCCTGCTCTAATCGTCGAACCTTGGAAGAAAACTCCTTCAATTAACGTTGAAAATGTTTGAGTTCTCCTTCCAACTGGGTTTAAGTAATCTATTTTAAAGTTAACTTCCGAACCTGTTGGAAGGTTCATTGGAGCATAAATTCTGGCTTGATTGGGATTGAACCCTTTTTCATCAACAGGTTTTATTTCAATGTTTCCAACGTGCCATTTTCCTGCTCTTGAAACTAACTTCGGAACAATATTTCCAGATGTCTTAGAAACAAAGGTAAGTGAATTTTTCCTTAATTTTCCATTTTTTTCTGAAATACTTCCAATAAATGTTCCAAGTGATCCAGATTGGATTGGGTTTAATGCGATGGATTCTTGAATTGGTTCCGAGATTATTTCTGAACCTGAAATATAAACGTCAAGTTGAGGAAAGATATCTGCCAAGTCTGATTCTGAATATGAATCAAATGACAAATTTATCTGTGTATTTTCTCCGCCAATATTTATTTTATATTGTGGTTTAGGTTCAATTACAACAAATGATCCTGTATTTGACCTCGTTCCATAATCAATTTTTATCCCGTCAACAATTCTTGAACTGACAGATGCAGTTGCAATGTTTGAACCAAGTGAAGCAGTTTGCCAATATTGATTGAAAGAACTCAATCCATTCCTAAACGTCCCAATCGGAGTTTCAACTATTCCTTCTGGATTTTTAAAGTAAACACTCGCAGAATCAATTAATAAATTTTCACCTTTAATTTCAAACGTTCCAACTGGCTGATAATTTGAACCAATCAAGTTCAAAGACTTGTAAGAAATTTCAACTGCATCAATGTCACCTGCATTCGGCGAGATGTTTGCTAAATCAAAAACGGCGTATGATTGTGAATAACCTGAACCTTGGATTGTTAAAAGTTCTTTATATGAAGCAGTAAAGTTTGAATGATTAAAGAACCTGTCAAAAGTTGTTGAAACTAAACCAGTTGAAGTTTGATATTCAATTGTTTTTCTGAACGGAGGAAAAACTTCAATGCTTCCAGTTCCAATTACTTTTAAGATTGAAGCACTGAATGATTGGTTTAGAAATGGAGTTGAACTTAATGCAGAACTCGGAACTTCAAGCGAAATTCCGTTGACAAAAATAGTTCCACCTTCCATTGAAGATGAAAATGGAAAATTCCTTGACGTGATGATTGATGGAGTGAAAAAGGTTGGAATTTCAAACGAAGAACCTGAACCGACATTATTTGAAAGTGAGGTTGATTGTTTTGAAGTCGTTACTTCTTTCTTTTCAATCGTTTGAACGTCTCGCTCCGTTTGCTTTGGAGGAATTGAAGAAAGGATTGAAATATCGCCAGTTCCGTTCTTTTCAGTCTGTCTTGTTTGTGTTGAAAAAACTTGAGTCTGAACCTGCTTTTCAGTATATTTAACCTTTGGTTCTTCGCTGAACTTTATTTCTTGAGTGGTTTCAACAGTTGTTAAAACATCATGAGTTAACTGACATTGATAGGTTTTATTATTGGATAGAATTGCATTGATGAAAATTCTACATTTTCCCGGAACAGTATCTTCATAGATGAAAACGATTAAACTTCTTGATTCATCTTCGTTAGCAATTTTAGAAATTTCATAGTAGATTGATCCTCCATTTGCATCAAATATATCAATTAAAACTTCTGAACCTTTTAAGAGTTTTTCCGGTAAAAGTTTTAACTTGACTTCATTCTTCCCTAATTTGAAATCAAGAGGCATTCTTATTTCAAAGACTCCCGATTCCTCAAACTCATTGATTTGAGCGAAGCGTTTGTCTAATCCGTATGAAGTTCTCTTGTTCTTAATCATTTATTTTCCAATATACAATTGATTTTCATTTAAGTTCAATGCTTTAAATCCTAATTTCTCCAAAATAAACTTGACGTTGGATGCAGTTTCCTCATGCCATAAAAATTTATGGAGATTATCTGGCAACCAAGTTTCAAGTTCATTTCCATAAGTTCTTCCTGCTCCAATCCAATCTGCGATCATTTCAACGATGTAAATCATCGGCATCGGTAACGGATTTAAAGTTCCGTCTTTACTTGGATTTAACCAATATTCAGGATGGTGTTCATTGTGATTTTTGTGATGAACCCATGCTCGATCAAATCCCGGAGAAGTTTTACTTGACGTAAAATCGTGAAATGCATAAGCGAAACTTTCGTTGGCTGAAAATTTGGATAAATCGTGAAGCCAAAGATTTTCTAAGTATTGATCTTTATCAATCCGGACGTCTTTAAACCAATCCATTCTACTTAATTCTAATCCTGCTTGATAAACTGCAATTTTATGTGGAATTAACTTGGTTTCAAAGTAACCTAAAACATTCCAATAATTTACATCGTCGCAGAATGAAAAATCTTCAACTGTAAATCTACCGTATAAAATATCTGCAAATTCATTTGGATCTCCTCCACAGGCATCTGTAAATTTCTTAAAAGCATTATTGGTAAATGTAATTTTATTGTCAGTTCTCTTCAGATAAGTCATTTTTTAATTTTAATTTTCCTGAACATTTATTGTGGAGTATCCACCGATTTTCTCAACATTTATCTTCTTCTCGACCAAATCCTTCATTGAATCAATGTGGGAAATGACCAGTAAATAATTATACCGAGTCTTTAGAAATTCAAATAATTTACCCATTGACAATAGATTATCACTATCGAGAACTCCAAATCCTTCGTCAATTGCTAAGAATGGAGGACGTGGAAGTGAAGTGATTTCAGTCAATGAAGTTCTGAATGCCAAGGATAAAATGAATCTTTCCATCCCTGAAGTTAATTCTACTGGCCAAGTCTGGTTGTTTCCATAATCGATATAAGCGTGAATATATTTTTCTTCAGTTGATTCTAACTTGACGGTGAAGTTAACGACCTGAGATAAAACTTCATTGACTTCGCTTTCAATCAATGGCATCACTTTTTCCAGGATTAAATACGGAACTCCATCTCTTCCAAGGGCTTGAGTATAGAGTTCGTAGACTCGATTGTTCTTGACCAATTCATTGTATTTCTGCATCTTAACCTGCATTGCATCATAATCTTTCTTAAATGAAGTTAGATTGGAAAATACAGTTCTGAATTCTTTCTGGGATTTTTCTTCTTCAAGTTCAGTCAATCTCAATTCTTCTTTGAATTGTAAAATGGTTTCTTCTATTTCTTCGTTCTTAACCAGAATCTCTTCTATTTCAAAATATCTCGCTTCATCAGCAGTTAACTTTTTAATCTTTTCCTTGATCGTTGTCCCTTGATATTTCAAAGAATTGAACCTTTCTTCCAAGGTTGAAAGTTTAGATGAAATTGAAGCGAATTGATTTATCCTTTCAAGAATTTCCTTTCTCTCATTGATTTTAATTTGTAAATGAAATTGTTGACTTTCAAGAATAGAAGAAATTTCAGACAAAACAAATAATTCATCTTGCAATTTTGGTAAAATTTCCCTTGATTTTCTCGCATCTATTACAAATTCATTTTTACAGCAAAATTCACAGTTTGGATCATACTCGTGTTTATCAAGATGTTTAATCTTTTTGCTGTGATTTTCAATTGAAATTTCTAAACTATGAATTTCACGTTGTTGTTCAGTTAACTTAGAAGTTGCATTCTTGAACGATTCTAACAAAGAATTATCATTTGAAAATCCATCAATATCAATTCCAGTTAAACCACATTCAAGTTTTTTCCTTTGTTTTTTCAGTTCATCTATTTCACTTTTAACAGAACCTAAACTTTCAACAATGGTTTGAATTGAACTTTGATTAAGTTTTAATTGAGTTTTGATTTCATCAATATTCAGTTTGTTGTCAACCGATTGAAGTTTCTTGTTCAGGTCAAAAATCTTCTCATTCAATTCCTTTATATCAACTTTGAACTTGTTTGTCAATTCCGTCAACTCATTCATCCTGTTCTCATTCCAAGTTATCCGCTGATAAATATTGGATGATTTGTCGTAAAGGTTTTCCTTCTCAAATTCCTTAATCAAATATTGCTGTTCTTTGGTCGTTTCTTTTGAAATTCTGAATAATTCATCATAAATAGAAATATCTAAGAATTTATATAAGAGTTCCTTCCGTTCTCTCTGAGTTTTTTCAACAAAGTTTTGATTATCATATTGCGTTGAAAGGGCAGTCATGACAAAATCATCGTAGGTTCCTAGATATTTCCTGATGGCTTTATTTGTCTGATCTCTATCTTCTCCGTTTAAACTTTTCTCCGATCCATCTTCATCATGAGTCCAAAACTTGACATCAACTCTAACTGCTCCATCTCTTTCCCTCTTCTGTCCAAATCTTTCAATAAAGAATTCTTGGCCGTTGTAATCAAAGGAAAATTTGGACTTGAACCAATCCTTATTATTGTTCAGAATGTGAATTGCCTTGGAAGCCCTTGTAGATTTGTCATAAATTGCAAAACACAAAATATCTAAAAAGGCCGAATTATGCGAAACAATTCCATTTGAATAATATTGATGAACTTTATCAACTTCAATATCAAATAAATCTTTTCTTATAGGTAAAATTTCAATAGTTTGAATTTCTTCTAATCCATCAACTGTATGAACCTTTTCACCAAACTTTAAATTTGAAACTTTCGTGAATTTAGTTTTTCCAGTTTTGACCTTATGATCCGGACTGCACAACAATTCCTTTGAATTTGTTTTAATCCTAAAAACCTTAGAATCTTTTGCAGTGATATCACAATGTTTAATTTTATGAAATCCAAAAGGTGTCTTGACGTTAAGATTCAAATCTCCATATTCTTTGAAAATTTGATAAACTTCGCCAATTGTCAAGGTTTTATTCATTAATTTCATCTATCTTTTGCAAAATTGAATTTTTAATTTCTAAAATATTATTTGAGGCCAAAACATTCAACCCAAATTCATGACATTTTTTAATTTTATGTTCAAGTCTCTTATCATAAAATTCAGTATTTTTCATTCCAGCATATTCAACATATAAATCAATTTCTTTGATATAAAAATCATAACAATGACGATGACGAGAATATGCAAATGGATATAATTTCCCGTATTCATATTCTATTGAGTTGTCAACTAAAAATTTTGCAATTTGAAGTTCAATATCACTCAAAAATATATGACCATCAAAAAATGTTCTATTTCCATATAATCCACATTCCCTATTTTTAAAATCCATCACTTCGTAAACTCTGTTTAAAACTTCCTCAACATTCTTGATTTTAAAAATATCAACAATTATTTTATTTGAAATGGTTCTTTTGACATTTCTAATGTTAGAAAAACTTTCTGAAACATATTTTATCAAATCATCTAAGGTCGTAATATTATCAACGATATATCGAATAGGTTCATAAATTGCATCTTTTCCGTTTCTATATGGGAACAACATCTTTTGAATATATCGTTCAATATAATCTTCAGGATAATTTAATTTTAAATGTTCTAGACTTGAACTATCCTTTCTAAGATTGAATTCTCTTTTTTCTTCATCAGACTTTGCATTTAATGTGGCTTGCCACTTTCTATTTATTTCTTGTGTTTTTCGAGTTCCTTCTTCCTCTCCATATAATTCAATATTTTTTGCTAATGATCTAGTTGTTTGGACTTTTGAAACTTCAATTTTTGCTTCTTCTTCAGTAAATCCCTTAGCAATCCAGTAATCAACTCGACGATGTGAATTCTTTCTACCCCTTTCTCGAATTTTATCATGAAGTTTAATTCCTTCAGTTTCTCCATGAATTTCAATTAAACACTTTAAGTTTGATCGATTTTTAACAATCTTAGAATATTCTTCTCGACCTTCTTCTTCAGTATATCCACGTGAAGTCCAATATTCTGGTTTGGCTATTTGTCGACACGCAACTTGGTACTTCGCTTCTTCTTCAGTAAATCCCTTTTCTAACCAATGTTCAATGCAATATGCAGATTTCTTTTTATCATAAGGTTTTAATTTTTGTTTTTCTTTTTTACTTTGAAGTTGCTCCGGCGTATAAACTAAAACTCTTTCAACATTAAATTTTAATTTGTATTCCGCAATTGTCATTTTATGCTTCTTAGGAATATGTCCGCATAAATTGGTGCTTCTAAAGCCACAAATTTGACAAGTAATCTTAAAATCATCTTCCATGGTTTCTCCTTTTTAATTGTGTTATTTACATAACTATCAATTTTTTTGGAAAAACCACTTTTACACTAAATATTTATTTTAATTCGTCCGGAATAAACCCTAATTTATTTAAAATATAGTCTTTGTCAAATTCTATTTCAATTTTAGTTGATGAATCGACACACTTACCTTGATAGTTTCCGGCTTGAAGGCCATAAATCCCTTCAAAATCAGAAAAGTCAACGATGTTATTTTCACCATACGAAAACATATTACTGAATTCAAGTTTCTTTGGAATCCAAGTTATGTTTCTATTGATTAATTGATTTTGATTCAGGGTTCGATTGCATTCAACGTTGATTTCCTTAACCAATTCAATTGAATCTTTGTCAATATCTTGGAGTAATAAATATTCTTCAATGATTTCATTCTGATAATTGACATCTCTGCTGTTACCTAGATTTGAAGTAGAATTCAATGAAGTTAATTGGCTGTTGACTTTTTGCCGGATCGTTTCAACAATGTTGAATTTCTTAGCAAATAATTCAATGGCTTCATTTACAGTTTCAATTGAACTGTTTTCATATTTGACTCTCAATCTGACTTTCTTAGTCAGTTTCTTTGGAATTTCATATTCGTTGTTGAAAACGTTCAAAGTGTAATAACAGTAATCGTTTTCAATTTCAACGAATTCTGAGGTTCTTTTGTCAACGTCAAAAATCAAAAATCCATGACCAATTGCTGGCTCCCCAAATGACTGTCCGCACAATGAACCTGGATATTTTATTTCTGGTTTTCCTTCGCTTTTTTCCTGAACCATTAAAGAATTCTGATGAAGATCGCCCAAAAGCACGATGTCAAATCCATCAAACTTTTCAGTTCCAATCGTCCGCATTCCAGATTCAATATGTGGATTTGGATTATTTTTTCCAATGACTGGCCCGTGGAAGATTGCGATTTTATTCTTGGCTTTTATCTTATCTGCCAGAACCCAATCATCCTGAGATCCAATTAAACTGAATACAGAAAAATGACATCCGTTCAATCTGTAAACGCCAGAATCCCTCCAAAAGTGAATGTTTGGATGGTTTAAGGATTCAATAATTGGAGTCAAAGCGTCCAATCTGTTCACGTTTGACATCAGAAAGTCATGATTGCCTAACACGACAATTGTTGGTAATAAATCAGCACATGATTTCAGGAACTTTGAAGTAATTTGAATTAATTCAGGTGAAATATCAATCTTGTTGTGAACAATGTCTCCGCCGAGACAAATGACTGAATTTTCATCCTTGGTTTCCGAAATGTGTTTTAACAGACGCTTGAAGACAACTTCGTATTCTTTATGTCTTTTATATGGACGAATATGAAGATCGCTAACTAAGAATATTTTTGAGATCAAATTCTTTCTTTTTATTTTACAAGTGTTAAAAGAATTGCAGTTCCTTGTTTCTTAAATGTAAATTTTCCAACAATTGATAATGATTTTCCAAGAAACGCTGAAACTTTTTCAGAACCATTTAAAACTTCATCGAGTAGAATCATTGAACTTCTAAACTCTTTCCCTAATTCATTCTCCCAAATAACAAATATTCCGCTTCTACTTCCTTCCCAAGATTTATATTTTAAATTGGTTTCAAATTCATAGTTATCAACTTCTTTTCCAACAATCCAAGGATAATTTGTCGTGGTTGTTAGATGATTTCCATTTTTATCAAACGGAACTTTAAATTGTTTTTTCATATATAATAAGAGCGGTTTGAATTAAATGAAAATATCGTAATATGTCTTGGATAATTTTGAGTATCTATTAAGATAATTTCATATCTTCTAAATTGAATTTGAACAAATTCTTCATTTGGTTTAGATATGGTTATCAAATATAAATCATCATTTTCATGAGTTACTCGATAACCTTCAAAATCAAAACTCCAAGGAACTCCATCAACTAAATTCGCTCCGTGTTCAATTCCATATTGAACGAATTGGTCAAATGACAATGTCATCATATCTCAATAATTGATTTTAAACTTTTTGAAACTATTTTGTAGATGGAAATCAATGCACATATGAATTAACCAAGGAATATTTGAAATCAGTTGATCTCTCATTGAATTTAAATCAGATATTTTGACTGTAACAATTTCTTCATCCGTCTTGGTTTCAACTGAATCGATCGTGAATGAATGGTGAGTAAAAACTCTAACAATCCATTCTTCACCTTCCATTATTCCAATTTCTTTCCAATCATATAGAATGACTCCAGTTTCTTCGAAGAATTCACGACACATCGAATCGTGATATGTTTCCCCAGATTCAACCTTTCCACCGATTCCATTTAAGAATCCTTTCTGCCATTCTGGTCTATTCTTTCTAATTAAACAAACTTCATCAAATTTCTCATTAAATAAGAAACCAAGAACATATTTCTTTTTCATTTTCAATAATTTACTACTTTCGTGATTAAATTATATTTTTCTGGACTGGCTAACTTGATCATGCCTCCAGTTCCAGTCGATTTGCCATCGTGAAATGCTATCAAGTGCGTTGCTATCTTTGCCATTTCTTCATTTCTAATTGGTCCTGCTAAGGCATTATATTTCGTTCCATCTCTCCTAGTTCTAATTAAACGAATTGGATTATCTAAATCATCCCATTTTGCTGGCATTTCGATGATTGGAAAGTGATATTTGTTAGCAAAAACTTCTCCAAGAGTATCTGCACCATCTGCTTTACCTGAAATGATTGTAACTTGATTTGGTTTAAATTGCTGTTCAACTAGGAACCGTTGTGTTTCAAATTGGAGAAGATTATAATCTTTGAAATCACTTCCTCCTGCTATTATAAGTTTAATCATCTCAACATATTTAAAATTTTAAATTCAAAGTTATCAGTTTCAGTTATTTTCACTGCATTGTTTATAAATCCCCAAACCTTTTCATATCCTAAACTTGAAGGATCTTCATCAATTGGTAATTCAACTTTGAAGCATTCTATTCCAGATTCTATGAAATATTTGGATTGCTCCATCGCATCTTTCAACGCATCGCCATCTAAGCAAAAAATTAACTTTGGAACGTTTTCATCAATTATCTTTTCTCTTAATTTTTTATTGATTTTTTTACCGTAAAGTGGAACAGCGTTTCTCCGAACGACAATTGCATCAAGTTTGGATTCAACAAGTATAACAGATTCCGACCAATTTATCAAATTTTCATCGTAAACTTGATCCTTCTCTATTTCAGCGGGAATTGCAAAATATTTGTTATTTGGAAGGTAACTTCTGCCTGAGTAAAAGTTCAAAGTTCCGTTTTCATCATAACTTGGAAAAATAACCATGTCTGAATATCTTCCAGATTCACAATATCCAAGTCTATGTTTTAAAATATCTTGTTCAGTTACACCTCTTGAAAACAAATAACCTTTGGCCTTTAAATGAAAGAAACTTCCCGATTCTGTCCATAAAGGTTTAAATTCATCTGGAAGTTTAAATGATTCAACTTGATTCTTTTTCTGGTAAATTTGTTTTTCTTTCCAAAGTTCCCTTGCAAATTGAATTTTATCTGAACCTTGACGTAACTTCTTAAAGAGTTGTTGAATGCTTCCACCTTTAGCAGGACAAACCCAACATTTCCAACCTCCAGTTCCGAGTGAAACGCCTAACTTTGGACCATGTCTTCCTTCATGGAACGGACAAATGAACTGGTAATAGTCGCGATTTGTCTTTTGACCTTTACCAAGAACTGATTCAAGAAGTTGAAGTTTTTCCACTAAATGCAATCTTTAATTAGAGAATTTCCAGATGTTCTGCAATCTGGACAAATCCAACTGATATTATCAATATTCCAATTGACCATTGCAGAATTTAATGATTTTTTAGGAGTAATTGAAATTTTGTTTGGCAGTCTTCTATAAAATTTACTTGGTTGTTCTGTTAAAATTTCAATTATCATGTTTGGTTCAGAACCGCAGTTTGGACATTTAAAAATCATACTAAATTTTATTTATCACAAGTATAATGGAAATTTCTGAGAAAACCAAATTTATTTGAAAAAATATTGGCCATCAAGTTCATGAACCATTCCCTTTGAAATTAATCCTTGAATTAATTGCTTTCCATCAGAAGATAAATCATTTGACAATTTTAAAGGTTTCTTTGTCTTCTTTTTACTTTCATTGTTCATGAATTGAAAAAATTTTGTTGAGATTCCTTTGCGTTGAAGATTTTCTGGAATCCATGCGCCTCTAATTTCATAACCATTTGCAGATTCGTCCACAGTAAACATAGGATTTCTGTTACCTAAATTTGACATTTTCTTTTCAACATCATAAGCAACAAGTGTTCCATGAGTTCCAACTTCATAAAAAACCAAATCACCTGTTTTGATGTTTCTTTCCAATATTAGAGATTCATATATTTGACGGAGTTTCAAAGTGTATTCCTATATTTTATTTCTTTTAATAAATTTTTAAAATTATCGTCAAGTTTAACTCCTCTGAAAAGTCCTGATCCAATTGCTTCATTAAAATAAGAATTGTCAATCATAACATTGAATTGAATTTGGATAATTGCCTCTGCCATATTACATTGACCTTTTGTCTGAAAAAATTCCAGTATCTCAAAACGAAAGTTTTCCTTCCCCAATTTTTCAATCTGATCGTTCAACGGAAGACAAGAGCCCGTGTACGTTTGCCAATCACTCTCTACGCGACTTTTTTTCTTCTTCGTTACCTTTGCCCCACTTTTGAGAGATACGCGCCTAGACGTTGTTTTCGCCGCAGACAAATATTTTCGGCCCAAATATTTGGTCTTAGTAATTCCCAATCTATCAAGTTCATCTTGTGGAAGAACACATTCAATTTTATACACAAAGCCAAATGCTCCCAATGGAACTTCAAATTGATCTGAACCTTTATATGTCCAGTGGCCGGAATTGTTTTCTTTCAAGTTTTCAAAGTTTATCATACGTTTTCAATCAGTAATAAGTCAAAGTTGCCGGTAATATGACCATTTACATTCACGATTGAAATGCACCTGAATTTTATATCAGTTTTTTCCGGCAATTTTATTCCTCCATAAATCGATTCTTTCAATTGTGATGCATTGTTTATAGAAGAATATCGCATTAATCTTTCGGCCATTTCAAATTCACGAACCCACAATGCAATTACTGCATTATTCGACGTGTTATCAAGCATTGAAAAATGAAATTCCCGCAAATAACCAGTATGACCAGCGGGAATCGTATATGTCAATTGGGCATCTTGTCCAGTTCCAGCAATGACATTTGAAAAAACGTTTGTCGTCGTTGTATTATGTCTAACTGTCAAAATACCAACGTTGGTATTAGATGAACCTGCTGTCAAACATTGTCCTTGATAAACTCTAGTGAATAGTTGTGAAGACGTGACTGGAATTGTTCCATTTAAAGTTAAAACCTCTTCAATTCTGTCATATTCACTATCAAGTCCAAAAACCTTGTAAGTTCTTGCGCCTGAACCAGTAGCATTGTCTAATTGATCAGATGAAAATATTTGTATTTTCTCCGCAGAACCTGTTGGAAAACCACTATAAACTCCGCCTAATTCCCAAATATCGGCAGCAGCATCAACATCCGGGTTTCTGCCAACAACATTGATTATAGAATATCCTTCATACTTTCCCGCAGCGATGTCAATTTCTGATTCTAAACTTCTTACGAATGTCGCATCAGTATCATGTTGGATGTTTTTATTAGCGGGATTTGAAAGTGCGGTTTGACTTCCGAGTAAAGTTTGAAACCTTAGATAAGATTGACTTGACGTTGCAGCATTAAAAATTCGTGCCCGATAATATTTATGAGTTACTGATAATCTATGAAGTTCATCGATTGATGACGTAAAGTTAAACACTGAAGTTCTGTCAAGATTTACAGCATCCGTACTGAAGTCAATCAACAATGATCCTGACGTATCAAATATCAATGAAAATACCACTGATGGAAATGCACTGACATCTTCAAACGAACCAGTCCATGAACTCGTTGGTGAAAGTGCAATTGCAGTTGAGTTATCTGTTGAAACTATCCCTGCTAAATGGTTAATATTTGTCGGCATTTATTCCTATTTTATTTCTAAAGGTGGTTTAAATTGGGCAATGATTCCGCCAGTGGTTGAAAAATTCACTGATGATCCGTATTTCTTGGCATGCTTTTCAATCAGTATTCGGTATAATTTATCACGTTGGTTTGGTGAATATTCTCCAGGTTTCATTTCTGATTGTTCTGATCGCGGGTCATATTTAATATAAATCAATTCTTTACCTCTATGAAATTTATCCAACCACTCAAATATACCACCAATAATATAACTCATTAATTTCAATGGTTGATTTTGCCCTGTTAAATCAAATGCTTTGAATTCCGTTGTAAAATCAACTGAAATAGCCAATTTATTATCATAATCAACTAATTTATTTATATTCACAATAAATGTCAATTCTCCAAAATCAAATTTGATTATATGATCGGTAAATTTTGCTCCTGGTGGAACTTGAGCGGAATCTCCAATCTCATTTAAAATCGATTCGTATATTTTTCTAAGTTTCATCGTAATTACCTTGTTAACCGTGCATTTGTGCAAGTATGTTGATTAAGCATCTGCAAACAATCCTTTTTTCATTCTATATTTAAATTGCATTCCTGTCAATCCAAAATATTCCATTGCAGATTTTCTACTTTCAAAAATTAACCCTGTATCAATATGAATAGTAAGTTTTAAACTTGGATGTTTTCCATTTGTATATCTTTCTTTCTGACCTTGCGACATTGCTAATTTTGTCTCTTCAGAATGTGTTTTTCCTTTCATTGGATGAATCATTCCGTTATCATATCGAGCCTTTATCGATTTTGATAATTTTTGACAATGTTCTTCAGTTCTCGGTTCAGACATATATTCAAAAGTTATTAATCCTTGAGCAATTCTTTCAAGTTTAGTCTTACTCATTTTTTCTTTAGATTCCTCCGAATGAGGACCTTTCCTGGTCGCTCCCTTTTCCTTTCTCATGTCACTAATTCGCTGTTTAACTTCTGAAGTATGGGTTTTTCCGAACATATAATTATTTTCTCCCGCTGTCAATCCTTTTCTATTTTCTCTCATTTTTTGAAGCGATTCTTCAGAATGTTTTTTACCAAACATTCCATTTTTTTCACCAACAAAACGACCCTTACACGATTCAGATAGATAGTTTCTAATATCTTCAATTTCGTTTAATTCAAAGTAATCAATATAACTCTTTAGTTTATTTGCTGATACTATATTTCCATAAAATTCTCTCGATGTTATTTCAAAGCATTTGGCTAACTCGACATGAGCATTTAAATGATCCAATGGATTTAATTTAATTAAATTGGTTTCCTCATCAAGTCCTCCCATGAACTTAGGAATAATATGATGTTCATGTATCATTTCCGTTGAATCATAATTTCTATTTCTACACTCATCTAGAAATTTAAAATACGGTTGCAATCTTACATCTTTTAGATAATCATTTATCATAAAATTTCTCCTTTTATTTACATATAAGTATCTAAAAAGAAATATTTTTCACATGACATTCAGTTAAAAAATTGAAATCAACCATGAAATGAAACCAAAATTGAAATATCAACATCGTCCCTCATCTGCAAACTTTGATTCAATTTAGCCACAGCCATTAATTCTCTTTTGTCATTGAAAAGACCAATTGTATGAAAATATGGACTTAATGATGAATCGCTGAATGAACCAGTGAAATCATCAATTAATAAATCCGAATATGGAGATTTTAAAGCAGTTGGGTTTAAAGTTAAATTGAAATCACCTTTTTTAATTCGAACCAAACATTCATAATTATAAATTGTATGCGTTCCGCGATACTTTACTGTAAAAGTTGGATCTTGAAAAACTGCATTATATTTTGGATTCAACGATGAAACGACAACATTTCCCGAACGGTAGAAGCAATTGCCCACGATTGAAGTCTGATACATTCCCATTGAACTGCTATCTGCCAAAGTTTGAATTGTGGCAGTTGATAATCCTTTATTGTAAATTCTTATTTCATCAAACGATCCATAAAATGTATTAACAGTTCCGTCAAGGCTATCTGCGCCGAATACCAATGAATGATTGTTATGTGGATTATAATTAACATCGCTACCACTTTGAACAATTGTTCCATCTTGATATAAATATAGATTTGAACCTGATTTTACCGTTGCATAGTGATGCCAACCTGCTCCGTCCATGTCAATTGAACCGGATAAATGAACCGTTTTAGTACCATCGCTTCTTTTGAACCAAACCAATCCTGTTAATTCTTCTACCTCAAATCTGTATGGATAAATATCAACTGGTTCATATTCAGTTGATGAAGAAACATGATATGTTTTTTGAACCAAATCGTTTTGATTATAATGATCTAAGTTTCCATAAACTTGCTTAGTTATTACAGTATTTTTAGAAATTATTGTATCAGTTAACGAAGTTCCGTGAGGTTCACATTCTAACCAAAATGAAATTGTGAAGTCATCATCCTTGGTGAAATTAAATTCTTTACGATTTGGAGTTAAAATCGAAGATTCGTGAATGTGAGCACAACAACCTGATGCAGTTCCGCTGAGTAATACTCCGGGAATTATGTGAATATTTCTTGCAACTGAACCTTCTTCTGGATCAAAAATTCCAGATTCGTATTCTAATTTTGTCTTCGTAAAAGTTGTTTCATGACCAATGTTCTTTGTTTTTCTAAAATCGTTGTTGAATCCCCAATATGCAACTAAATCTCTCCTATCTGAATAACTTCCTGTTGACAGTGAAACGTCATATAGATTACCATTCTTATCATCAGTCAAAGTGAAGCCAGATGCAGTTATTTCAACCGAACCTGGTTTAATTGATTCCCCAAAATCCATGTAAGGAACGGCGAAGATTGAAGCAGTAGGATCTAAATGTTTGTAAGTGAACCTTTTATTAGAATGTTCTAATGTGGCTTGGGGATCGTTCGGAAATCTGTAGAATTGAGTGTCAATTGATTTCCAAACAATATGTTTATAGGTTCCGTCAAAACTGTTAGTTGGATAAATTGAACTGCTGATCTTTAACTTTTCACCAGTATATAATCCTTCCCAAATTCTATAACCAGATCCTGTTTGTGGAAGTGAACCTGAATATAGATCTGACCTCTGAATCACAAAACGTTTGTGAACAGTGACAGGACGCATCGTGAAGTCCTGCGGTTGAATTTTGTGAAAAACTTTCGGAATAGCCATTCATATTATCTTAATTAAACACCAGTCAATTTATGCAATTCAGCAATACCTCGATCGGCTTCTTTGCCATATTGAATTACTTTGTTGTATAAATTTGAGAAGAAAGATTTGATTTTATTCCAACCTTGACTTAACATATTATCTTCATTCATTGCATTTTCTTGTTTTTTATATTGAACTCCAATTGAAGTTGGAACTACTTTGAATTTACGGGTTGCTGCCCAAAATTCATCTTCTTGTTTTTTCAATGCACCATTTACTCTTGAATATAATCTTTCAAATCTTTCTTTATAAGCAGCAACTTCTGCATTTGGATTTCCTTTTCTCTTAATTGTAATCAAGATATCTTTTGTTTCCAATGCTCTTTCACCTGCGGCAGATGCTTCGTCCATCCATTTAGTAATTTCTTCGTCTAATGGATCTAATTGTTTCTTAATCTTTTCCATTTCGGCCTTACATCGGTCAAAACTATCACTTAACCTCGCCATTTCTTCTATTTTCTTAACTTTATCAGGATCAGTAACTTCAAGTTCATTCAGCTTAACTTTTTTTTTAAGTTCTTCCTTAATCACTCTCTTAGCAATCCTCAATATTTCTAATTTGATTTCTTTTTCTTTGTCAAGTTTCATCGTTTCAACTTTATCAACGCCTTTTGTCTTTTCTATCTTGCTGGTTAGAATTTCAGATTCAACTTCATTAAATTCTTCCGATTTTGGAAATGAATATCCCTTGGTCAATGCTGAATGTTCTGCTGCTTCTTTTGAATCAAAACCAACTGCATTTAAACAATCATCAGTTTCTTCTTGACAAATCCACCAAAGTTTATCTTTTTGCTTGATTTTAACCTGAGTATCATTTGAATGAAGTGCTTCTGCGATCATTCGGTCTAACTTGGCTTTATTTGGTTTGTTCATATTATTTTCATAGGTTTTTGATTTTTTCTTAAAAATGATATAAGCATCATTCACATCATCGTACTCTAATTCCAGACCACTTTTCATTAAAGAATTTTCAAACCTGTCAAAGGATATACTATCTTCTAATTTTTCTAAATCCGAATATTCAGAACTACCTTTTTTGAATACCTGCTTTTTTCCCGGATTGGTCAAAAAATCATCTATTAACGATTCATAGTCAATTGATTCATTTATTTTTTTCATATTATTATTTTCCTGTTTTGTCTCTTTTGGAGGCATCAATTTTTCAATTCTAATTTTCATAATTCCTTTGCCGTTAACTTGAGGCAATCCATATTCGTCCCAAGTTATATTTTTGACGGTGATTCGTTTATTTTTGAATTTTCCGACTCTGATTATGTCGCCTATCTCGATTGGTATTTGGATCATTAGTGTTGCCTATATAACATTATTCCGCGTTTTCCATCATTGGTATCAGTAGTATTTTCTATCTCATATCCTGCTGGTTTATTTCTGTCCAATGCTTTGAAATAAATATCATCTTTTTGAGTATCAGCGACTATTCCACCATGTTTTGATTCTGAAAAGAATGTAATGATTTCTGGTTTTTTTCTTCTAATGAATTGATTCAATGCGTCTCCAACAGTTGCAAGAATTTTAATGTAATCTTTGAAGGTTGTCTTTGCATATTGATTTGAGTTTCTACCTTCACTGATTTCAAATCCAAAATTAAAAACCTCTCCGCTGTAATCAAGTTCTTCTTGGTGTTTTGGTGACAATTTAAATCTATCAAATCTCGTTTTCTCGACGTAGATATAAACAATGACCAATTCTCCATTTATCTTTGCATTAAATTCCCAACCTTCTGAATTAGATCTGATGGGATATTTCTTCACTTGATCAAAATCAAATATTTCTGATATGACATCTTGATAGATTTCAAACAGTGAAAATCTTCTTCTACCTACTCCAACATGAGTTTTATAATGGCCTTGATTTATCATAATTTATTGATAAGATAAAATTACTTCAAACAATGCCTCTTCAGTGAAACTTTTGAAGATTGGACTTGAAGGTTTAGCAACTGCTAATAATTCATTGTTCTGATTATAGAGACCAATTGCACTGATGTAAATTTCAGGTTTTCCAACGAAGTCATCAATTATCACTCCTTCAGATCCAGTTTGATAAGTCAAGTTATTGGTGAAATTATATTCTTTATTCTTAACCCGAACGAAGAACTGTTCAACGTATTCATATTTTAATTTTCTACCTTGCAATCCTAAATAATCACCACTGTCATCTGTTCTCAATGCTGCTCCGCTAATTGCAGTGAATAATTTCATCGCATTATCTCCTGCTACATCACTTCCTGTTACTGTCAAGAATGATGCGGAGACATCGAGTAATTCTGCATCTAAAATAACTATCCCTTGTTGCGGATAAAGTAATCCGTAGACATGAGGCGCATTGCTTGAAGTTGCAGAACCCGAATAGATACCTGTTTCAAGCGTTCCTGATACGATGTAATGGACTTTTCCTGCACCAGTGGATAAAGTACACATGGATGAAGAGATATCGCGGTAGAACGTAGATTTGGCGTTCGCAGATAGTGTTCTGTAATCAAGTTTGCTGTCATCAATTAACCTTAGAACAGTTTGTGAACCTAACGTTACATTTGATCCAGTATGAGCGTTTCTATTTCCGTTTCCGGTTAAGAATTGACTGCCTGATAAATGGTGGAGATTGAGTTCAAAGTTACCTTCATCTAATTTATCGCCCATTCTATCTCGGTTCACGTTCAACACATAGAAATGAAATATTTCCCTGTCTCCTAACCTGAATCTTCTTTGAGGATGATCTAATAACAATGAGCGATATTGACCATAAACTGCATTTGAAGGAGTTAACCAATCATATCCACCTAAATCTCTGCTGCCACTTCCACCATCATGCCCGTAAGCAATGTCAAATTGCGGAGTTGATGAACAGGTGAAACATTGAGCGGAATAGACTGATTTCTTATAAGAACCAGTATCTGACGAACAAGTGTAAAAAGTTAATAGATTTCCACAAGCAGAACCAGTGTAATCGAGCCACATTCCATAGAATGATTGATTGACTTGTTTAGGTAATTTATCGTCAATTTCAAACTTGGTAAAAACTCTTCCCATTGCCAATTCAACTGGTGGATCAACTCTTGGAGGAATTGGAACCGGAGTTGGTAAAGGAACAATTGGTGGTGGTAAATTCGGAGCAGGAGGTTCTGGAGGACTTGGTGGAATAACAGGTGCAGGTTGACTGACTTGTAAAATTAAATCATCCCAAGTCCAATCTTGAATTAAATCTTCCGTTTCAATGTTGAAGACATAATTTCCATTGACTGTTTGAGTCGTAGTCTTTCGCATTGAACTATCAATCCAATTATAAGGTGGATCATAAGTTTCAGATGCTTGAACTTGGATTTGCCAACTGTTTCCAATAACTTGAACAGGAAGTATTAGGTCTTCAGAATAGGTTCCATTACCAGAACTTGCGCCAGTGATCGTGAATCTCTGAGGCAACGCTCCTTGCTGCTTGGATAATATTTTTACTGACCAGTTTCCTGTGACTGTTATTGACATTCGTGTTCTTTATCTCATTTAATATAATTCAGATATTTCTACTCGAAGATTATGTAATAAATCTTGATATTTTTTTAGGCAACTATACCCATTTACACCCAACTCCATAACTAATTGATTATCAATGGTTTGAAATTTTAGAATTTTGTTTTATCTTTGCCAGCGATTCACAAATAAAAATTTCATAATATGGAACAGAGCATCGCCAAAGAAATCTTAAACCATTTGGAGGCCAATCGAATTTCAACAGTCCTAATTTTATCGCTACTCACTGAAATCAAGGCAAAACTTGAAGACAAAAGTCCAGAAATGGTTACAGACGAAATCAAAGAAAAAATTTCTCAATTATTGGCGGCTCTTCAAACACAAATCAAGTAACTGCATCAATTCATTCAGTAGTTGCTCAACGCTCTTAGTTTTAGTCATTTTTCATATTCTCCTTTCCCCTATAATTATCCATCTTTTTCCTTTTTCTTCTTTTTGGGTTTTTCATCGGCTTCTTTCATGGCAGCCTTCATTATGTCAAGGAATGAACCTTTGACCTGTAATTTTTCATCATACTCGCCTCGCTGCTTTTCAGGCTGGGGTTTTTTATCGGTTGTTTTTTTCATAGGGTTTTAACTTTGGCTTTCAATGATTTGAATTTCTTCGGGTGTTAGTTCATACAACTCATACACTATTTCATTTATTCGCTGCTCAGCATAGTCAATACGGTTTTGTAGGTGGTCAAGGTTGCCTTGTAGATTCACTTCCCACTTCTCTGTATTTAATTGTAGAAGTTTATCGACTAATGAAATTGTCTCATTATATAGTTTCAAACTGTCTCCTTTGAATTTGATGTAGTCTATTACACTCGTATTTTCTAAATATTTTATTTTTAAGTTTATATCAAGAAACTGCTCCCTGTAATAATAGTTATAAAGTTTTGAATTTAGGATAGCGAGAAGAAATTTCAGTTCGCCTTTATCATTTTTTAGAGAATTTATATAAATAACACCATCACCGACAAATAGACCACTTTCATCATAAGTGCCTACTAACCGTTGTTTTAGCTTTTGATTTCTGATTTTTTGGAAAAGTATTTTGGGGATTTCAAACGTTGCTTGTTCTCTTGGCCATTGAAGTGAATACCAAGGAATAAGATTACGCTGCACTTCTCGACGCTTTTCAAGTTGAATTTTGCACGGACTTATTACTCTTTCTGCATCTGGAAATAACTTCAAGTCAATTTTCTTTGTTACATAGATGATGTGATGTTCTGGATTTCTAAGGCTAAACCTATCAAAGTCTGAACCAAAGATAAAATCTTTTAATAGCTCCTTTTCAATTTTTGGAGTGTCTTTTTTGTTATAGATGTAAGCACAGTTAAGCCCTGTAACTATTCCTTGAATCACCTTAAATCTGTTTGCAATTTTTAAAGATTGCTTCTCAATTCTATTAAAAAGATCTTTTGTTTCTTCGGAAGATAGATTAATAATATTTTCTCTGTTTAGCAAAAAGGTTTTTTGTGAAATTGACGTTTCTTTGACTGTAAAGAGGTTCGTTTTCGTTGTATTGCTTTCAATAAGTTTCGTATTTATACGAATTTTATTGCTTTTAGAAATAACTATTATAATAGTATCATTATTGGCATCTTCGAAAACCTTATTGCCCACAGAATTTATTTCCTCAAAGTGGAATGCTTCTAAAATATTTTTTCTCAAATCTTCAAATGCAGAATTTCGCAAAAACTGCATGGGAATAATAAAACTTAGTTTGCCTTGGCTATTTAAAACCTTCAAGCCTTTGTCGACAAAGAGGCCAAACAAGTCGAGTCTTTTTTTGAGGAGAGGATATTTAATATTATAATAAGTTCGTTCTATATGGCTAATGCCATCTATTGCAACGTATGGGGGATTACCGATGATACAATCGAAGCCGCCCTGTTTAAATACTTCCGGAAATTTTGATTTCCAATTAAACGGCTTAATCTTCTTGTCCTCGCCAAAATCTAACTGTCCTTCGTAAAAGTCAAAATCTATAAGTGAATTACCGCTTTTGATATTATTTTCAAGTGTTGGCAATACTCGCTCAAAAGTCATTGTTGTTTGCATGGATGCAGTTGTTTCGCCTTCCATGCACTTCATCAAGAGGCTCAATTTTGTTACCTCAACGGCTTGCGTATCAATATCAACCCCAAAAATATTGTTGAGCAGGATTTGTTTTTTGACGTGTGTGGTCAACCTTCCATCAGGTGTTAATGGGCTGTCTTTCAGGTTACGGCTCTTTTTATAGTTTTTAATGTACCAGTCTGTGTGATAAACTAAAAGGTACTGGTACGCACCCAAAAGAAAAGAGCCACTACCACAAGCCGGATCGCAAATTTTTATTTTCTTGATTTCATCGGGCGGTTTGCCTTCGACAAGTTTCCCTACCGTATTTTTTACGATGTATTCAACAATATATTGCGGGGTGTAAAAAACGCCACCTGCCTTTCTGACTTCTGGTTTTTCTTCAACAATGGCTTGATGGTCTGGTGTCAGGCGAATAACTTTCCCCAAAAACCTTTCATAAGCCGTACCTAAAATTTCTACTCCGATAACCGAAAATTCATAGGGCGATTTTGGAAAGTACAATTCATCAACAATATTTTTAATCACCTCATTATCAATGATTACAGATTTTGAAAGCGTGTCCTTTGTAAAATCGAATAGCCCTGAATTGTATTTTCTATCTGCATCCTCAAATACCTGATACATATTGCGGAAATAGCCGCCTTCATCGTTGGAATTGACCAAACAGCCTTTTAGTTTTCCGTAAGGTTCTGCTCCCCTGTCCTCACAGTTGCGAATGAATACAATTCGGTTTATGTTCATTTGAACAAGGTAGTTTATTTCTTCCTCGTTCAAATGCTTGTTTCTCAAAGCAATAGAGGTCGCCAAATAATTACGCCATTCATCTAATGACTGCAAAAATGCAGAATCAACGCTTAGAGTGCCTTTTTTGACAGTTTTTGCAAATCGGTCAAGACTGCCTTTTAATACCTGTTCCTTTGAAAATAAATCCCATAGGGCATCAAATTTTTCAAGGTATTGGTCGTAGGTAATGTACTCTATTCTTGCAAGTTTAGCAGGGTCAGTCTGCTTTGGTTGTATTGTGCAGTCGTAAATAGCAAACTCTTCAAAATCAGTTAGAATTGAGATGTGTACTTCTGGGTCATTCCAGCCATAACGCCGCAATTGATATGATGGAACAATATCAGTTTCTATTTGAATAGATGGTTTTTTGGCTTCTAAGAAGAACTTTCTCTTGCCATCAACACGGAAACTATAATCAGGCGCTTTGCTCTTGCCTTCAATCGTTACTCTATCCTCATGCACAACATCCCTATCAGAATCTATTGCCCGTCTTTTCGTATTATTAGTGTCCCAACCCAAAGCATCAAAAAACGGATTGATGAATTGATTTCGTGTTTCAGTTTCATTTTGAGTCTTTTTGAAGACTTCAATTTGGCTTGCAAATTGCTCTACTAATTCGGCAATTTTATCGTATGCTTCTTGTTTTGACGGGCTATTTTTCATATAAAACTATCCTTGTTAATCAAAGAGTTGAATTTTGCAAAGGAAGCAAAAAACTTGATTTTTTCTTCTCAAAAAATTTGGCATTGTGTGTAACATCGCCTAATTTTGTACCATACAAAACGCAATTAGATGGATTTCAACTTCAAAACGATTCACGACTTTAACGACTACTTCAAAGACGAAGAAACTTGTTATCGCTTCCTTGAAAATCAACGCTGGAACGATGTTCCTGTTTGCCCCCACTGTGCATCTGCAAAAGCACCTTACTTCGTTAAAGCAAGAGGCAAGTTTCAACACATTCCTTCCTACCGTTGCAGTGAACGCGGTTGCAAACTTCCGTTCACTGTTCGCACTGGCAGCATCTTTGAAGGTTCAAAAGTAGAACTTCGTAAGTGGTTTCAAGCAGCCTACGAAATTTCTACCTCAAAGAAAGGGATTAGTTCCGTTGAGCTCGCTACACGCATCGGTGTTTCTCAAAAAACTGCTTGGTTCGTTAACCATCGCATTCGTACCATGCTTACAAACGTTGCTCCTGAAATGTTGGAAGGCACAGTTGAAGCAGATGAAACTTTCGTAGGTGGCAAGAACAAAAACCGTCATTCTTCCAAAAAAGTAGCCAACTCGCAAGGTCGGGCACACGTTGACAAAACGGCTGTCGTTGGGTTGCTGCAACGCAGTGGCAAGGTAAAAACTTTCGTTGTCCCCAATACCAGTGCTGACACTTTGCAAAGCCTCATGGTTGAAAATGTTGCTCCACAAGCCGTTGTTATTACCGATGCTTACGCATCCTACAAAGGGCTTGAAAAACATTTCAACAAGCACATTTCTGTTAAACATACAGCAGGTTGCTACAAAACCGTAGGCGACAATCACACCAACAACATTGAAGGCTTTTGGAGCCAGTTTAAACGTGGCGTAATTGGAATTTACCACTATGTTTCCCCGCAACATTTGCACCGCTACTGTGCCGAATTTGAAACCCGTTACAACGGACGAAACGAAGGGAACGTTGCACAGTTTTTTGAAGTTGTAAAGAACAGCGACAAAAGACGGATAAGATATAAAGAACTAACTTCAACTTGTCAACCTTAATAAATGAGCCGCACAAAAATTGCGGCTTTTTTATTTTTTTGGATGTATTTTTGCTTTCCACTTCAAATCTTAAACCCATGTCGGACACCCTAATTTCGTTTCTGGAAGGCTTTGAGCCTACCAATGAGGTGCAGACCGTGTTGCATACCATTTTTACCATACAGGCAATGTTTGAAAAGAATAATGAGGACGATTTATTCTTTCAAACATCAAAGGAAATGCAGTTTAAACTACTTGAAATGGCAAAGAAAAAATATTCTTTGCTGACTGAGGTTGTAAATAATGGCAGTTTAGAGCAATTCAATTCACATATCCAAAGGATTAAAGATGAAATAGAACAGTTCACCAGCGAACACGAAATGAACTCAATAACAGGGCAAAAGGTGAACGACTTAAACTCCCAATTAAAAAGTGTTCGGGCATTCATAGAAGCAAAGGAAAAGTACAACACCTTGAAAACTTTGGATGAATTGATGAAAGACGAAAGGGTTTTGATGGAGATTTTTTCTTGATCTTTAAACATTGAGGTTCACCCTAATTTTGTGACGAAAAATATTGATTATGAATGAAATTCAACTTAATGAACTCAAAAGCCGTGCAGAAAAATTGAAAAATGAGCCTGTTTACTATGAAATTAATATCCAAGGTAAAATGATATTAGTTGATGGTGTTTTTTCTAAAATTGGAGAAATGCAAGGTATAGGTGAAGTTGGCGAGCATCTTAGTTACAAAATTGAAGGGATTATTCTAACTCCCACAGGGAAATCAATCCGTAGACCATTATTAGAAATTGTCCAGTTTATAGAGTCTAAGAAGCACTGATTTTTGAAATACGGACGTTTTCAGGGGGTACGATTCCTGCGTTAACTCCGCTTATCATGAAATTAAGAACTGCTATTTTTGCATTAAAGCATAACGAGTTATCATTAATTATCTCAATTAAATGATTAAGGTACTCGTTTTCTTCTTCTTTACTGTGAAACTCACAGTGAAGATATTTATCAAGTAAATCGTTGTATGGCTTTCCGAAAATGAACATTTTAAATTTCTCCTTTTGATATAATTATCTGAAATTTCTAAATTTTTACATTGCAAATTTAACTAATGTGTTTGATTTGGGTGTAAATGGGTATAGTTGCCTTTTTTTATTTTAGCATCTTTATTTACGGATGCATCTATTTTTTTCAATTCAATTTGAATTAATTTATCAACTTTATCTGTTGAACTTCTCATATCAAATATTTTATTACCTTCTATCAAAGATTTCAATTTCATATTACATTACTCCAAGCATTCCAAATACAAATCCAATCCAAACAAAGTCGAGCTTGAGCTTGATTAATGCTTCCGAACTAAAAGTTTTCTTCAGTGGTTTATTTAATTTACCAACTGCTAATAATTCCTTCGCATCATTATAAAGACCACAAGTTGTTATATAGGTCGTTGGATTTCCAATCATTGTTGGTTCAGCCAAATCACCTTCAGAACCTGTTGTAAAGGTTGGGTTATTGGTGAAATTATATTCTGAATTCTTAACTCGAATGAAGAAGTGCGATGATTTAACCTTTTCAGCCGATCTTCCAGCGAATCCTAAGTAATCGCCTGACGTATCAGTGTAAAGTGCGGCTCCAGAAATTGCAGTGAATAGTTTATAAGCGTTGTCACCTGGAATTTCAGATCCAGTTACGGTTAAGAAGGATGATGATTGATCAAGTTTATCACCGTTCAATACCACAATTCCCAATCTTCTATAAAGTTTTCCGTAATAATGAGGAGCAGATGAATTATAAATTCCATCTTCAATTGTTCCTGAAACGATGTTGTAAGTTTCTCCAGCAGTCGTAATTGTAGCAGCAGTCGTTCTTGAATCATCAATTAATCTAAGGACGGCTTGAGTTGGGAAAACCGTGACGTTTGAGCCAGTCCAAGCATTTTGTGCTCCACCTCCTGCTAACCATTGTGAACCAGATAATCTTTGAAGGTTTATTTCAATATTCCCTTCATCAATGTATTCACGCATCCTAGCACGATTGATATTAATTGCATAAATAGAGTCAGTCGTCACACCTCCAATGGTAAATCTTTCTTCACCTGGATCTAAACATAATTGCTTGTATTGTCCGTAAATTGCTCTTGATGGCGTGTCATTAACTTGACCTCCTTCGTCGGCTGAACCTGAACCTTGTTTATGGCCCCATGCTACTGCAAATTGACTCTCAGAACCACATTCTCCAGAACCGCTGTTAAAAATATCATAGTAATATCTCTTCGAGGTTGCGTTTTGGGCTGATGAGGTATAAAAGGTTAACAAGTTACCTACATTTCCGCTCCACAATGCCCGAGTGACCGTTTCTTGTTGATTCGGAACAATATCTCCATCTTCAAATCGAGTCCAAATTCTACCTGAACCTAAATTCAGAGGAGGTGGTCCGGAAGGGCCAGTTGGAAGATTTGGTCCCGATGGTGGATTTCTACTTGGAGGTTGTCCAGGGAATATTGGTCCACCAGTTTCAGGCAAGACATCAGTCGTCGGAGTGACGTTGTGAACAGTATTGTTCCCATCTAAGACGAAGAAGTTTCCTGCTTGGTCTTGATTACCTTGAACCACGATTCCCGGTGCAACTTGCTTGACAACAGGTTGAGTTCCAACCAGAACTTCCGGATTGGTTGAAACCGCTTTGACATCAAGTCCAAGTTCCTGCATTTTAGCAATTTGACTCGCATCAACTGTCGGTTGAGGTTGAACTTGTTGAACGCTTCCTTTTTTAATAAATCCCATCTATTTTCCTAAATTTTATTTCTTGTAAACAATGAACCCTGTTTGTCTCTGTTCAGCATCGTATCCATTAATTTTATCCAATTGCTTCCAAATAAACGCTTTATATAAATCGAATTTTTGGAGGTTTGATCCTCCAGACTTTTTTGGAGTTGGTTCGACATAAAGCAAATCAGGGTTCATTTCATCTATAAATTCATTTGCAATTGCAGTAACGGTTGACATAGTTCTTAATAAGATTTCCGAATTGGATGGTTTAAATTGTAAATCGGCTCCACCAATATTATACGCTAAATTGAAAACGTTTGTCGATTTTTTAAATTCATTTGGAATAACTGAATTTTTCAACGCTTTTGGAAATTCTTGAAGTGATTGAAAATCAACTTGTGCTAAATGTTTATCATTAGGTCCAAATCTGACCATAAAATCATATTTTACTGAACTTCGTCTTTTATGCGGAAACGGTTTAGAAGTAGAATCTCCAATTTCTTGAATAATTATTTCTTCAATTAAACTTCTAAGTTGATATACTTTTGATGCCATTTCTATTAAGTGATTTTAACTGGTGGATTTCCCGTCAATGGAATATTTGGAGTCGTGTTATTAGTGACTTTCTGAACTGTAATATTTGCAACTACCCTTCCGCCAGTTTCATTTCCAATAATTGTCAATGTGGTTGAACGTGCTGCCAATGATAACATATTCGCAGTCAATACGATTGATTTACCAACCAAAGTGATTGCTTGACCAATTTCACTTTCTGATTGTGAACCCGGAGTAAAGTTTCCTTGACCTTGATATTGTTGACCTGGTGCGATTTGATCAATGTAAGCACTACAAACGTCCGAATCTGCTAAGACGAAAGTATATCCGAAAGTTGAATTACCATCGGTATAGTTTGTGGTTTGTGGCGTTAATGTGACGCTCTGACCAGCAGTTAAAGTGTAACTGGTCTGGGACAAAGCCACTACTGGAATACGCGAAGTGCGACGAGGCAAAGTCACAAGTTTCGATTTCATGTTTTGCGTTTCATCTGGAACGGCTTCAGTGATGGGCATATTTTCAATTACAATTCCATAGTAATTCGTTCCGAGTGGATGATCAGCATTCCATAAGGAATAGTCAATTTCATCATCCGCCAAACAAAATTGTGTTATATTAAAATTTCCATTACCTTTCGCAAGTAACTCACGTCCTTTGCGTGTTAAAATTGCGTCAACAAGAATGCCGCCCGAATTATTCAGATAAGCCATTTTATTTATTTTCTCCGATTGTTTTAAAGATTGTGATGTTTAATATTAAAATAAATTCTGTGAATTGTAACATTTGGAATACATTTTCTAATTCTTTCTTCTCGAAACTGACATTCTTCCTTCAAAACTCCCTTTCTAAAATGATGTCGTTCGTCAAATTCAATCCACAAATTAAGTTCCTTTGAATACGCATCTGCACAATATAAAGTTTTGAGTTCTTTATCATAAATTTTAAATTCTCCTTTTTCACTTTCCCCATGTCTAAATTCAGTATTGTATCTGACATTTAAAATATCAACGATAAATGGAATAGTATCTTTATTGTAAAAAGTTTTAATTGTTGGATTTTCACTTGCAGATTGTTTCTCGTGCCATTTTCTACGCGTTTCTGATATTTTTTCCAACATTGCCTTTTTGTCTTCTTCTGGCATATTCATTCTTGCATCAGACATAATGTATGAAAACGCAATCCGTTCTTCCACAGTCATATTTTCCCATCTCTTCTTATGTGCTTCAGATAAATTTTTACTATATTGTTCTAATTCTTCTGGAGTTTTATTTGCCCAAGTTTCTTTTAATTTTATATTACGTTCAATCTTTTGCTCTTCAGTTAACTTTCTTCCTTTTTGACAGCATGATCCACATTTAACTGGAATATTTTCTTTTTGTCGTTTTAACGCAGAAACATATCCGGCCTTTGTTTTAAAAATTAAAGTCGTTCCACAATTTCCTTCACATTCCCATTTCCAATCATCAGGATTTCTAGTATAAATTTGAGCAGGACCACAGACTTTTCTGAATTTAGGTCTACAATCTAGACAATATTGGTTATATCCTTTTTTAATCCGTTTTAATGCTCCGCTATAAGCATCTCTATTATCGTAATTTATAATATTAGAACAATCATCATTACTACATTCAATTTTCCAATTCTCTGAATTATTCATGAAATTGGATTTTTCAGTGTGATTGTGAAATCTAATAATTTCATTGTATTTAAATGGTTTAACATTGACTTCGCCTCCACAACCACATTTACACTTTGGAATTTCATTGTTCAATAAATAAACATGAGTATATTCAAGTGAATTAATTTTATGAGTCTGAAGTAAATGCTGAGAAAGTGAACCTAGATTGACACATTCCCTGTCACAAATTTTGCAAATAATTGGTTCTTCTGTAATTAATTTAATCATTTTCTCTTGTTTAACTAATAGATAAATATTTTACTGTTAATATAACATTTATCTTTGAGAATACCAAGTAAAAGTCAACAATTATTTTCTTTTGTTTTTATCTGAACCTTTGGATTATTTTCTAAAAATCAACCAACCATCTTCAAGTTCTTTGTAATCATAACCATCAACCTTATGTATTTGCATTTTTAAAATATGTCCGTGAATTCTGTGCTTTGCCTTGTCCTGAACTTGACCTTCTTTCCTTGGATTTGACTTTAAGAAAATTGATACTGGTTCATGTTCATTTATAAAATCTTGAATTGCAATCGTTATCGTTACTAAAATTCTGACATAAATTGAATAGGGAACAACTTTTGATTGAAATTCAGATTCATTGACTTTATACACAAAACCATATTCTTCACTTTTCTCATTCAATTCTAAAAACCTTCCAAATACTTGCAAATCATCATCACCTTCAAATGAAAATTCTCTAAATCTAAAAATTGGACAAGTTGGAATTGAATCCCAATCAATTTTATCTATTAACTCTTTCAACTCTTCATCTGTCATATCTTCAATAAATTTATCTTCCAACTCATCAAACTTTATTTTATCTTGTGCATTCATTTCCTATAATTATCAATTTCTTAGAAAAAATCAATACAGATCTAACATTTCAAAATCAACAACTGAGTTTATTGGTTCAGATTCTATTTCAACTGAAAAATTCAAATCATGATTCCATTGAATTGAACATTTAAAATTTAGATATTGATCTAAACTTGATTGAACTTTTTCAATAACTTCGTCTTTATTAATCTTTCCAGAATAGAAATGTTTTTTGAATAAATCATTCCATAACAGTTTAACCAAACCTGCTTTTAGATCGTAATAGTGAAGCTCTTCAACGAGTTGTTCAACTCTTCCGTACTTGTCTGTTTTAATTTCCATATTTTATTTTTATTTTATTTTACCTTACAATTAATCTTCCACCCAAGGGAGAATCTTCCACATTTAGCGAATTTGGACTTATTTCCCATACAGTTATGACTGGCCCACCATCTATTGTATTAGGAGAATTTATATTTATTCCTGGTCCTTCCAATCTACTTCCGCCGAACCTTGATCTATTTTCTACTGCACACGATTCTTGATATTGATACGAAGTGCATTCTAATGATCTTGAATAATACCATCCATAACTCATTGAAACTGCCGTGTACCACTGTTTTTCATACTTGGATTGATATTGACCTGAAGATGAATAGTGATATATAACTTTTGAATAACAGCAATTTAATTTTCTTCCATCAATATAACTGCAAGTTGGAGCCTGACTTCCGCTGTATCTGTTTGGAACGCAATCAAAAGTTCCGTTTGGATATCCTTTTGAACTGGTATGGAATAAACTTGAACCTGTTACAATCAATGGATCTTTAATAGAACCTGTTATGTATTTATATCTTGATTCAACAATTGGTTTTAATGAGGCTGAACCTTCATAAGTCGGATATTCACCTGAATAACTTGGACTTAAACCAGGAATCGTTTTTTCATATTGCGGATTAGAAATTTCAGGTCTCTTGGTAATGATGACTTTGTTTGCGTGAAGTGCATCATTTTCAATTAAAATACCTAAGATTGCATCTGCTCTTCCAGGAATTAATTGTTTGACCTGTTCAAAGAAAGTATAATCATATAATGCCAATAACCTGATTAAAGCATTGATATCGTACCTTGACTGATACTTCTTATAATAATCATTACTGAACCGATTAAGTTCTGAATAACCTTCTTGGAATTCATATTCTGGATCACCAATCCAATTATCTAATTCAAAATAACCTGAGTGATTATAAATATCATTGTTGACTTGATCCCCTGGTGCAAAAACAATCGCAAGTCTATTTGAATCAAAACCTGCTCTGTCAAATGCTCCTTTTTCACTTCTTGCAACTGGACTTAAATCTCTAGCCAAAGTCACATCTTCAAGTCTTATTTTTTCTGAACGTAGTGAATTTCCACCTAAACTTGGAGTCGTAACGTAAAAAGTTTCATTCCAAGAAGTGTATTGGTTGACTTGTGAACCTGAAAAGTTCTTGAAACTTGCAGTCGTGTCAAACGATGCAATTCTGTTTGGATGTGATGATGAAACATTTGTGTAATTTCCAGAAGCGTGATTCCATCTTTGTTGATCCAATCCAAGTGGGAAATAACGGAAAAGATTATTAAATGATGATGTCTCGTTGTTTCCGTGATATGCACCTGGATTGAGAACGTGCTGGTTAAAAATCGTTCCTTCCAAATGTTCAAAATATTCCTTGTAGCCGTCAATGTTTCCAATGAATCTAGTTGATCTTGAACCAGTCGTTCCACCAAGAACGATGAAGGATGATGTGTTCGCGGATCCACTGAGACTTCCCCATGCTGCTGCTACGTTAAATGAACCTGACCACTGTGCTGAACCTGAGTGAGCGATTCTTCCAAACAATGAATCGTTGGCTCTCTTAACTTCTAAATGGATTGAACCTGACTTTTTCGTGTCAGTTATTGATTCAGTCGTGTAAAGTCTGACTGACCAAGAATCATCGTCAAACAACGGTAAATAACCAGTCTGAACTGATGAAGAAATAAAAGTTGAACCAGATTGTTGAGCCTGAGTCAATCTCAAGTAACCATAAGCAGTTGAACCTGAATAACTTGAAGTTCCTGCAACTGCTCTAAAATGGACTAATTCAAGATTGGATAAAACTCTGTTCCTATCCGCTCCATCTTCAAGTGCCCACAACGACTGCGAAACACTTGAAGAATATTCTGTATTAAACCTGAATATAATATCTGAAGGAACTCGTGCACTTCCTCCCCATGAACCTGATTCTGGAGGAATTATTCTCCGGTTCATTTCCACATATTGGCTGCCAGATAATTTTAACCTGTAAGTAAATCTATCTTCAATTAAAGTTGGTCGGCCAAGAACCGGACTTGGACCTCCGTATTCCTTAATTGAAATTAAAGTTTGAGGGATGCCGTAAATTGACAACAATGCTTTTACACTTCTTGAAGTTCCCTTTGTCTTCAGAAGATACGGCAAATTGTTGACGATCCGTCTCCAGATTTGATGGGTTTGATTTGCTCCAGTTAAACTAAAAAGTGAGCCAGTTTCATCAAACGAACCTGACTGATTAAATCCTAACTGATATTTCCAAAGATCTGCAAGTTGTTTCGTGTTTTGAAGATTCCAACCAAATCCCTTAGCAACGTGCCACAAAAGTTCGTTTGGCGTTCCTCTTTGTGGATGTTCATCTCTTTCATGGATTTGTGTTAAAGCATTGACGTAGGAATAAATTTCATCAAAATGATGACCGACCATGTCCACGAACAGGACAAAGTCAGAGTTTCCAGGTTCCATTATGACGTGTTCTGGAATGCTCCACCACAGCCTGTTCATATTTTGCTTGTCATACGCACTTGAACTTACGACTAAATCTGCGTACCAATTCTGAACTAAACTTGAACTGACGGTGTGATTCTTCCAACTGCCTGAAATTATTCTTTTTGGATGTGGACGAATTGATCCAGTTATATCGTGACTGAAAATTGAACTCGTTGGTTCATAATAAAGCCATTTCTCCCACTGGTCAAAGCCGGAAGTTAGAGCGTCAATTCTCTTTTGATTAACGTCAATTGAACTTGAAATGAAAGTCGTATTGGAAGCAGTTGAATTTAAAAGAATCGCGATTGAAGATGAATATTCCTCAATCTTGCTCACTTTGTAGTGATAATTTCGGATTCTTTCTTCAGCAGAAGAATAAAAAATAAAGTTTTCAAAGTCCGTGTAATCAATGTTTAATTGAATGCCTGAACCTGAAAGTGTCTGTTCAATTATCCTCTGTTGGGTTGGTAAGTTTGTATCAAGTAAATCGTTCCAATTCTTAAAAATTGTGCTTTGACCTGAATATCCACTTGTATCTATGTCAAAGTTCGGACCTTTCATGTAGGTCAAATTACCTTGACTCAATTCCTGAGTTAGAAGAATCGTATCAATATACGGATCAATGACTTCAAATGCGAACCATGCTCTATCTTTTACATTAACTTCATCAAATATTGGTTGGTAAAACTTGACGTAAATGTCGTTTCCATCGAACCTGATATTGACGATTTTCTGGATTTGATTAAATCCAAAGTTAACGACCAGATTATTCAGTTCACCTGAGTCGATGAACGTCTGAACCTTACCCTTAAAGGCTTCTAATTCGCCCGTAAATCGCTTATCTATCTGGAAGTGTATCTCAGTCCTATTAGGAGATATTTCTTTGACTAAGACCGGTTCTACGCCTTGATTGCCCCAAACTTCTTGGAACAAATTAAGGGCGATGATATAACTTCCCTTAGTGATTCTGGCTTCTCTGAAAACTGAACCAATGTCAATTAACAGTGAATTGCTTGAATCATCTCTGAAGGTATATCCAGCATTATGATTGCCAGAAATGTAATCGCCGTAGAAGGAATAAATATGGACTTCTGAAACTTGATTATTAACGATATTTCCATCAACCGGAACCAGAACCTGATTGTCCAAAATCAGCAAATCCTCATTGGAAAACAGTTGTCCCAATGAGGCTTGATTCAGTGCAAGTAATTGCGCTTGGTTGAAATATCGTTGAAGGCTAATGGATCAAACTCCTAAATATATTTTTTATAAATTTTTTCTATTTGTTGCATTACTGGATGACTATCTGGAGCAGGTCTACCAGGGTTTTGAGTCATTAATTTAGCCCATTGCTCTTCAAGTTCTACTATTTTTATTTGATCTTCAGGTGTGGCTTTCTTTAAAACTGCAACCGCATCTTTGAACATTTGCTTTTTTTCATCATCAAACATTCCACCATAACTTGCTGCTTCAGTTTTTGTCAATGCAGCAACTAATCTGGTCTTTAAAGAATTGAAATTTTCTGGACCTTCTTTTAAATTTCTCATTTCTTGAATGATAATTTTGTTAACAATTTGTCTTAACTTAGACATTCTTTATTTCTCCTACAAAGTTAAAGGAAGTTTGAATAACTTCCAAATGTTTTTATGATTGACCTGCATTTAATATTGCTAATTCTGCCGCTGCTTGTGCTGCGTTTGCTTCTGCAATGGCTGCCTGTGCGGCCAACGCACTTGCTTCCGCCTCTGCCTTAGCGGCTTCTGCTTCCGCTTTACTGGCTTCGGCTTGTGCTTTGACTACTGCAATTTGAGCACCTGCTTCTGCTTTCGCTCCTTCTGCTAATGCTGCTCCTGATTTAACTGATGCTTCAAGTCCTTTCAGTGCTTCAAAGTTTGTTTGATCTTCCATGTCATCAGTCCAAGCACCTGATTTATCTGGAAATGGACTTCCTTCTTCAATATCTGAACATTCATTTTCTTGTATAATTCGGACTGATAACAAACTTGAATTCTTTTCAAATAAAATTACTTCTAATGTCAGGTAATTTGGAATCAACCTTTTCATACCATCTTCAATGATGAAATACGAATATTGATCTTTTGGAAGTGGGGTTGAATCTTCCGAAACACATCTAAACAATTGACCTTCTGGCAAACTGAACGGATCAGGAGGAATGATCACTGCTTCAACGAAATATTCAAAATCAGTTGAAAGATAATCTTTTATCGTCGTATCTGAAACGTGAACTTTTCTCGGAACAAAATTCAAATATGTCTTTGGTGCTTCTGTTTTGACTAAATAGGCTCCGCTTCCATTTCTAACTGACAATTGATAGGACATCGCATTCAATTGTCCTTGAGGGATATAAACAGGAAATTGTGCATCAATTGGTACTGCAACCAACGTTGCATTTGATGACTGAAAATCCTTATATTTTATATTTGAAATGGTAAGGTTCATCTAACCAAATCCATGTTTTCATGCAGGAATTTTAATAAACCATCAACATCTAACATCGTATTTCCACCTGAATCTTCAATGAGAAATTCATGGCCATTTTCTTCCAATCCAATCTTTAATTTATTCCAATCAATTACATCAAAAATGGTTTCTTCCTTTAAAGACTTTTTATTTTCTATAAGACTTCTCATTTTAATCGACATTCTATTTCCTTGAATTTAATTATGGCTTCTTTTTGAGGTAATCCGATTCTAATGCACTTAATTGGTTCATTTAGAATCTTAAATGCGATCCATCTGTGATGACCGTCAATAATTGCGTTGTCACTTGATATAAATATCGAAGGGATTGATTTTCCACTTCTGATATCATTTATAATTGCCTTAACTTTGTCCTTGTTAACTTTCGATTGACTATGACGGATTTGATCAGGGAATAATTTCAGAAGTTCGCATTCAATTCCTTCTTCTTTTAAGGATCGAATTACACCACTTTGTTCATGAGTGGGGATTTGAGGCATGAACTTTCGTTCAAGTTCAGATAAGGTTTGTTTTAATGTCATTGTTCAAACCATCCAAAAGTTCCAATAGCATGATCTAAATTATCATTAATAATTTTTAAATCATTATTGGTTAATGAATGAAACCGAATTTCAGAAATATTTGCCGAATCATATTCTTCAATGAGTTTCTTCATCTTAGATTGAATTTCATTTAGCAATTTTTGGTTAATTTTTTTAATGTATTGAAGGTTGTCGTTTTCTTTTATTAAATCTTTCATTTTCATTAATTTTAATTCCTTCTTATTTTGAAATTGAAGTTATCGTCTATCACTCGAACCGTATCTCCACCATCGTGTTCCGTCTTGAAAACGAATTTGTAATAGCGCTCAGGTAAAAGGCTCATCATGTCTGCTTTGAAATAATTCCCTTCAGTATCGCAACTAATCTTCGTCCCACTTGGATGAAAAGGGATGATCACATCATCAGTCACCACATCTTGAATTTGGAAATATGATCCAGTTGGCAATCGTTTTGAAGTTAAATAATTAGAACTGGTGGAATAAGTTGCAACTGGAAATCTTTCCCGTACTCCAATCCTTAATTTTGGTTTTTCTTCTTCTGCGTATGATTCTCTGATATTTTTCAAATATAAGACGAAATCATCGGATCCGATTTCAGTGAATGAACCAGTTCCAGATAAATTTGAATCATCCCAATAAAGTTCTAATCGTGGAACGAAAATCGTATGGCTTGAAGGAGAAAAGAATTGGATCAATCCTAATGAAGATGAATCAAATTCAACCGCATCACTGTGCTTGATTATTAATCCATTATTTGGAAATGAACCTGAAAGCCAACTTCTGACTATTCTAGAAACGTCCATTCTCATATCTGGATTTTCATTCACAAATGATTGACTGGCGGCTGAACTGGTGAACCAATTTCCACCTCCTGCAATCGTTGAATACGAACCAGTTGAAGTTGAATTATATGATGAAGTTGACCATTGAGTTCCAAGGAGTTTTGAATCACGATATTTCCAAGAAACTCCATCATTTTTTTCAGGATTTGAATTTAAAAAACCAGAACCTCCTGACCAAGAACCAGAAAGTGGATATGAAAAAATTGTATAATCGTGAGAAAGGCCAACCATATTCGTTGCTTTTAAAGTCAAATACGAATAAAAATTTGATGAAATCTTTCCTTGAACAATCGATGAACTTATTTCAGAAATATCAAATTGTAATAAAATTCTCGAATTATAAGTATCACTAAAATATGAAGTTTCCTCGCCTTCAATCGTTGGCTCACCACTGGCGATTTTTAATAAATCTAAGATTTGATCCCTTGATGTATTTTTTTCGGGAAATTGTGAATAAAGAACCGCTGATTTATTTGGATAGATAGTTTTAAACATCTGAATTTTCCCTTCTTGAATTAAGAACTTTTTCACCAAACTTCCAATCATTCCATTTTTCTAAAGGACTTGAACATCTCATTCGAACATGATGTTCAGATAAATTAAAAAATTTCATCGCATCAATAACACTATTAAATAAAGTTCCTTCAATCAAACATTGTCGAGTAGTGAATCTACCATTTCGCTTAGAAATTTCAGAAATTTTTAATTTTGTTTCATCAGAGTGAGTAAATCCTTTTCTTTTTTCTCGAAGTTTTTCTTTAGTTTCTTCTGAACATACTCTTCCAAGATTTGGGTGTGGATTATCTTTTAAATAAGATGCTTTAGCATCCTTCATTTTTTGTTTAGTTTCTGGCGAATGTTTCCTACCAAAACTTGGACTATTTTCTCCAACATATTTACCTTCCTTTGCAGCACTCATTAGTTGTTTAGTTTCTTCAGTGTGAGATCTACCAAAGAATGGGTTTCCTTCTCCAGAATTCCGTTCACTCGAACGCTGTTTAAAAATCTCACCTTCAGGAGAATTGATAAATGCCTTTCTACTTTCTCGACGCTTTATTTTTTCTGTCTCTGTCGGTTTTCGCC